CCCCCACCCCGATGAGGTCGCTTCCCTTGTACCAGACACCAGATGAAATATAGGAGGAATCAAAATGGCTAAACACTGGAAAGATAAAGACTATGCTGAGAAGGAAGAGGTAGAACACATCAGACGTTACATCAGGAAATCAAAGGAAGACCCAGAGGCGGCAGTCAAAGAGTTAAACGATATGAAGTATGACAAGGCTAGAATCAAGAAGTATGAACTCATTAAGGACTTACTCAAGGATGTAGACATCATCTGTGGAGCCAGACTCAAGAATGGTCGCATCTGTAGCAAGCCACCTGTAGAGGGTAGAACCCGCTGTGAGGGTCATGGAGGGCTATCCCCTATGGCAGTAACTGAGGAGGCTAAAGCACGGTCACTGGCTAACCTACACCCTAAAGCACACTTTGTATATGGACTGTATGGAGGGTTCACTATGAGTGAGCCAGAGGACACCTTCTATGTACAGATGATGAACCACTATATACCTGAGCTAGACTTAGACCCTATCAATGTGCTGGCTCTAGACAGGGCACTCAGGAACTTCATACTAAACCAACGTAAGGAACATGCTGATGCTGGTGAGGTTATCAATGGTATACAGTTTGATATAGACTACGATAGTAAGTTCCTCAAGTTCGTGCAGTCTCTTGGTATGGATCGCAAGTTCAACATCTCTAAGGAGCACAAGGACAATGGAGGAAGCATGTCTATCACTGATCTGTTCAACTCAAAGGATTAACTTCCGAGAATATATATTATGTAAACTGAGGGGGAATGATGAAGGAACCGCCGCCGAGAATTACAAGGGCAGGGGGGAGGCACGGAGGGCGGTGGGTGTGGTTTACAGAATAGTATATTCACTTATTGGATTTTCCCTCCGAGGTACACCCTCCGAGTCCAACCACCCTCCCATTTTTTTTTACGAACAAGTTTTACTATAAGGGGAATTTTCAGGGTTCCCCTCTCAAGTTTAACACAGTAGTTCAAACAAAGCAAGCTGGTATCATTTCAAATGAGGGCAAAATAAAAGAGCCGCCTCGTGGGAGGCAAGCTCAATAGACAGCTTCTATATCATGAAAGTCAACTTCATAGATCATCGTGTCAGTTTCCTTATCGTAATGAAAGAATGATAATTCATCACTGTGGACAACAATTGGTACAGGGTTATTCAGCAAATCGACAGAGTTGCAACACTTTATATACCTATCAGACTTTAGCATTGTTGAGTCATCGCTAGGGTAACTCTCAATGACATCGTACTCAGCAAACATGCGAACCAGCATTGTAGTACCTCCTTAGTGGTATGACCTTAGTCTAACCCATTACGCACCTCATGTCAACAATTTATTTTTGTCTAATGAGATGGCAACCGAGTAAGCCGTCATTAAAAACAATATGATTAAGCTCATCACTTACAATAATGGGCATAACCTGCTTGTTTGCCTCTGGATGTTCTGGGTTATTTTGAGCGAATACTTCTAAGATGCCCTTGAGAATTTTGTCCATAACATGAGCTGGCTGACCCTCTTGGTATTTCTGGAGTTCATCAATCGAGATGTACCATAGATTACTCATAACGTTCACCCTCCTTGTATAAGCCGAGAGAGGACATACCCTTGAGGTAGCTTCTCTCAACCCAATTAGTTTTACCACACTTGGTACAAGCTACATAGAATCTCTTACGGTTGTCGAACTCGCAATCATACTCTTCCTTATAATCGCAAACAACCAAGTTATGCTGGCAAGGTGGCTTTCTCAAGGGGTGCTGGCGACACCATATGATAGTGTACCTAATACCAGCAAATATAAGGAGAAAGCAAAGCACGAGAACAAGCAAGGATATGGCTCCCAAGACGAGAGCCTCGTAAAATCGTCCAGCACCCATTAGAGTTTAACCTCCGTGCCAGCCTCAAACCAAAACACTGTCCATGATTCATCTCCATGGCGGTGGCTCGTAACGTCGATAGCATCTGAGAGGTCAACCCAAATGGCTTCATCATCTGGAAGTAGTTTCTTGTTAGATGCTCCTAGCTCTAAATCGTTTTCGCTTATCCCAACGATGTTTCTTTCCCTGACAGCGTCACCGTCAAATTTACCGTTTCTGATTACTTGAAGGTGATCACTTAGAATGTACAGCTTTGTAAGTTGTTTCATTTCAATCACTCCTTGTGTAGTTTAACGTCCGAGTCACAAATAGGGCAAGCGTCTATTTCTTCGACAAACCCATCATAGTCAAGGACTTTTTGTTTAACTGGCTCAGTGAAAACATGGTTGTTGTGGCAAGTATAAACCCTCTGAGGTTTTTCCTCAGCCTCAATGCTGGCTATATGAACAATAATGAGTAAGACTAACAGGGTCGCACCAATGATCATCTCATTGTCTCCCTGTTGCGCTTATCAGGGTCTGTGATCAGCTTTAGCTCAGTAAATCGAGCATCTGGGTGTACATATTGGCTGTATGGTAAGTTTTTGTATTCTGAGAAGTCACGCTCATGAACCATAACGGAGTAAACCTCTGAGCAATGCTCTAAGAGCACTTCTTTTGGGTGACCGTAACAGCCTTCACGATTGAGTAGGCACCTTACGTTTTCATATTTCATGAAGAGTTGCTTGTACATGGTAAACCTCCTAGTTTTAATCTGAAAACAACATTAAAAGGAATGATCCACACAAAACTATGCAAAATAACAAACCAACGATCGCCAATGAGTATCATCCTTTCGAGAAGCACCCTCAGAGCTATTCTAAGGGGTCATACAGACTTTTTAGGGGTGCTCCTAATAGTTTTATATTCAAATAGGTTAAAAGCTCTTAGAAAGCCTTAGATGAATTTCTTTGGTAGCTTGGTGATACGCTTGTAACCCTTAATGATTGCGTCCTCGCCTTGTTCAAAGTCTTTGTGCTCTTCCTTACGGCTTGTAACGAGTCCGCTAAAGTGCTTGTAATAGAATTGCACCTTATGAGTATCGCCCTTGCGCTTATTCTTGTGGACAAAGAATGATTTACCGTCATAGCCAACATCATCAAGCTCTTCCTGAGTGGTGTAACCGACAAACTCTTTGAATTCATCAACTGCCATGTCATTCGCCCTCCTTAGTGAAATTGGAAAGCATAATAACCTCATCGTTGTGGAAGTCATCAAGCTCAATCGCTAAATTTGTGATAGGTGGCAAGACAATGTCTGACTCTGTAAAGGAAACTTTCTCGGTGTATTCTTCCCATGCTTCTTTTTTAACTCGAATGAACCCGTCTTCTCTAAACTCCCTGAGATCGCTTGGTGGAGTGTAGCCAATCAATTTTTCCATAAGTGTACCTCCAAAGGTTATTTTGTTGCTTAACTCTATATTACTCAGGTCATACCAATATGTCAACAGCTTTTATAAAAAAAAATGCTTAAGGAGTTGTTAAAATGCGTGAAATGTCAGCAGAAGAAATAAAGAAAATGAGGAACGTCCTTAGTGATCCAGTCGGTTTCACCGAGAAGACGGGAACCGTAAAGGGTAAACCCTTCAAGTTCGACCACCGAGAGCACTTATACGACGTATACCGAGACAAGCACCCTCGGGTAGTTATCGTTGCGGGGCGGCAGGTAGAAAAATCCGAGACAGTCGGACGGCTCATGCTCTTCCACGGCTACACCAGAGCACACACAACGGTAACCTACACGGCACCTCGTAACGAGCAAACGACTAGGTTCGTAAACGACCGTTTTAGAAAGTCCATCAAGACCTCCAATGGAGCTGTCCTTGAGAACGACATAGACAAGAGCCGAGATGCCAAGACAGCTATTGGGCTGAGAAACAGTACAGTGTACTATTTTGGCTCCTCATGGGCTGACGGTGACGCACTCCGAGGTATCTCTGGTGACATGGTATTCTTTGACGAGGTGCAGGACATCGGGCAGACAGCCATCGAGTCAATCGAAAAGAGTATTTCTCACTCAGAGATAACAGATTCACAAACTGAGATCAATGGGAGATGCTTCTACACGGGAACACCAAAACAAAAAGGCTCCTACTATGATAAAGTCTTGTGGGGTAACTCTGATCAGAAGAAATGGTCAGTATGCTGTGAGCAATGCGGTCATGATCAGTTCCTCTCTATGAAAAACATCATGGTTCAAAACGAGGGAGAAGAAAACGAGCGTCGCTACTTTGGTTGTCTTGAGTGTAAAGAAGAGTTGAACCGTGAGAATGGTCAATGGATCAAGACACGTCCAAACAACAAACGCTACAGCGGTTACCTCTTTAATCAGCTAAACATGTCATGGATCAGTGCTAACCAAATCTGGCACGATTTCAACAATATGGATGACATGACCTTCCATAATGAGGTACTTGGGGAGTTCTACTCTGGAGATGAGCAACCTCTGTCCTATGAGGATGTACTGGCATGTACAGACAAAAAGCTATCTCTCCAGTCTAAGTGCGACATACCAACCGTAATGGGTATTGACTATGGCTCTGGAGGTCAATCCAAGACGATCATCACAATTGGTCACGAAACAATGCACAAAGGCAAAAAGAAACTGCTGATCGTACACCTTGAGAGTGCCCCTAACATGGACACTGATGATCGTATAGCTTATATCAATTCTTTAAAGCACAAGTACAACGTTCAGAAGATCAATGGTGATATCGGGTACGGTCAATACGAGGGAGAGTCCTTCTACGCTATGTACGGAAGAGAGGCTATCTCAACAAGATATGTAACGTACCAGACAGACCCCAAAAAGCGTGAAATCAAAGACAAGTTTGTCCTGCAAGTCGATAGAACATTCTCAATGGATTCCCTTATCATGGCTTTCAAACGTGGGGAGATTGTTATCCCTTACAGCGAACCTGATAAGGTCGAAGCCTTCTTTGATCATTACACAGCTATCGAGGCGGTCTTCTCAGAATCCACTCAAGGAACTGGACGTAAACGATACGACCACAGAACACCTGACGATGCATTCCACAGCTTGAACTATGTTCGTGAGGGAATCTTCGAGATCAACAATAAATTTGAGTGGGATGGAGCCGAGAGGGATAACTGGGATGATCGAAACCTGTACAAAGATGATTTTGATTTGCCGTCCGAAAACGAGTGGTAATGTTTACTTTTCAGGACAATATAATGAGTTCAAATAAAGCTGGATTCCCCCTTTGAGGGGAGCAGAAGGCAGGAGGAAAACACATGGGATTATTTGATAGATTCAAAAAGAACAAAGAGACAAGCCAAGTAGAAAAATATGCAGAGGAATTGACTGAACTGGCAAATTCAATGTTTAAGGAGATCGCCCTTATGAAAGACACAACAGGGGAACTGCCAGATCAAGAAGATTTTAACCCGACAGACTTCTCTCTTGAAGTATATGAAAAGATGCTTACAGATGGTCAGGTTAAATCTGCTTTGGATATGATCAAGCTGTCAGCAACCGCCAAAGGATTCACCGTTACAGGTGACGATGAGGAAACCAAAAAGTATGCCGACTTCATCAATGAAAACTTTGAGCTGATCAGAGGTAACATGGAAGATGTGCTAAAAGAGATCATGACAGCCCTTGAGTATGGCTACAGTTGTACCGAGAAAGTATTTGAGTACAAAGATGGCAAAATCATGCTCAAGAAGCTCAAGACGCTTGACCCTTATAGTGTAGCTGGTAAGACAGATCGCTTTGGCGACCTCATTCATGTTAAACAGCGCATTGGCTCAAAAACGATCAAGATTCCTGCTGATAAGGTCTTATGGTATTCTCACCAGAAACGTTTTGGTAACATCTATGGACAGTCAAGGCTCAGAACGGTTTACAAGCATTGGTTCATCAAAGATAAGATGTACAGATTCGCCAACATTGCTTATGAGCGTTATGGTACACCCCTATTAGTTGGAAACGTGGCTGATAAAAACGACGTGCCAGCAATGAGAAACCTTCTAAAGAACATTAATGGCATGACTGGGTTGGCTATCTCTGGAGACTCTGGAGTGGATGCTATTCAAACGACAAACGCTGACTTTATCGGGTACATTGAGCACCACGACCGCAAGATCATGGAGGCTTTACTTGTGCCACCTACCCTTCTAGGTTTATCCCGTGGTCAGTCTGGATCATACGCCTTATCTTCTAACCAATTTGACATCTTCATGATCCACCTTGAGAGCATTCAGCGTGACATCAAGTCTCTTATCGAGGAAGAAATCATCAGACCTCTGATCGACCTTAACTTCCCGAACGTAAAGCGTTACCCTGCGTTTACATTTAAGCCTTTAGCCGACAGAGATATTGACAAGCTGTCTAACGTATTCGAGAAGCTAATCAATGCATCCGTTATTGCTCCAGAAGAAGAATGGCTCCGTGAGGAACTTGGTTTCCCTGTAATGTCCGAAGATGTTCGCAAGGCTATCGAGGAGCGCAAGCAAGCCGCCCTTGATGCATTTAAACCTAACAGCGATTCAGAAAGCTCAGACGACAAAGGAAATGACTCTGAGGAGAAGACAGAAGAAGAGGGAAAGTAACAACCTCTGAGGTTTTGACACCTAAAGTCATTACCTTTGGAGAAAGACGCAAGATGGCTGACGCTAAGAAGTCCATAAACGATATGGAGGCTCTGGAGTCAGCCTTTCTTAGTAAATCTCAGAGGTTAAACAAAAAGCGTCAAGAGCAGATGATCAAACGAGTCGAACAAGTCCAAGAGCAATTAGAATATGCTTTCGAGAATGGCAACATAGACCAAATAAACTCCATCATCAATGGCTTAAAGATTCCGTCCTCCAAAGAGTGGCATAAGCTGATTAAAAACCTTGTGCTTAAGTCTATAGAGGGTGGAGCCATACGAGCGCAACTTGAATACGAGAAGCTAGCTCAAAAAACTAATCTAAACGAATCAATTGACGTGGAGTTTTCACTTGACTGGACGCTAACCCTCGGAGGTAGAGCATTAGAGTATGTCCTACAATATGCTTACGAAGTTGGTGTGATCACCGAGGAAACTGTAAGGGAGCAAATCAGGAAGGCGGTCATTAGCGGGCTTGAAAGAGGCGACAGAGGTAGAGACCTAATGGCAAACATCATTGAGTCAGTCGGCTTCTGGATGGGTCAAAAACACGCTGAGACAATCGCAAGGACTGAGACCACTAAGTTTTACAATGCTGGAAAGCTGGCTAGGTGGCTTGACCCTGAGCTAGACGGATTCGTGGTGGCTCTCCAATACGATGCGATCACCGACAGCAGAACGACTGACCTTTGTAGTGAGCTTAATGGTAAAATAATCAACGTTTACAACCAGAGTGTTATACAACAGTATACCCCACCAAACCACTTCAATTGTCGTTCTCAGTGGCTACCTGTTTCAAAGTATGAGGACTACCAAGAAGATTGGATCGTGGCAGAGACACCACCAGAAGGGTTTAGTCACAACGTTAATTTACCTAGCTTGCTTTCATCCTCAGAGGGAATCATCAAGAAAAACTAAAAGGGCTTACCTCAATGGTAGCCCTCTTTTTTTTATCGTTTAATTTTAAAGTTATCACCGTATAGCTTTTTCTCTGCAAGAACATCCCCAGATTCATTTACAAACTTAGTGAGGACGTGCTCTTTTGGTTTAATCACATTGGCACCAGCCATAGACATTTTCACTCTTTGGTGAACACCAGCAAGGAAACTCTCCTTTTCTGACTTGTCAGCCACAGCCCAAACAGATTCCTTTACAGTGACATAAACAAACCCGCTGTCTTTTAGATCAATACTTGATACAACACCCTCAGAGTCATTTACTATTCTAGAAAAACTATCGTTCATGATATCCAGCTCCTCTTGAGTAGGTTCACTCTTAGCGGTTGGCTCTGGTTTTTCTTTTTTGGTTTCAACTTGCTTTGGTTCCTCTGTTGTTTTGGCTGTCTCGTTATTTCCTCCAAACAGTTTAGATATTGCACCCAAAAGCAGACATACTGCAAATACAATCAAGATAACTTTTAATTTACTCATTTTTTCGCCCCTCTTCGATTTTTAGCATACCTCAGTAATACCGGTACGCCTACTTTGATACCCTTTATGGCTAACTTCTTGGTAGTTTCTGACTTGATTATACTCTTTAGTAAACTCATTTGTCAACACCTCTTAGTAATATTTTTAAAAATATATGAGGTAGCCAATAAGTTTATACCTAAGAGTTAACCCTTATAGGTTTATCTATTACACAACTAATTTATCTTTAAGGTTTTCTAATGGTTTAACCTTTAAGTAATCCTTTTAGTTAACCCTTAAAGAATGTAACATAAAAAATTTTTGAGTACAAGTACCATATGATCAAACAAAAAACGTTTACTTTGCGTGACAATAAGTGTAGAGGGAAGGCGAAACGCTAACCCCAATAAAACGAACAAACAACACAAACATCCTTCGTTACGTTCTGCCTTGGGAGGTGTGCCCCATCGCAGAACACCCCTTTCGGGTTATAGCTTCCCGATCCCCAAAAAGTTGAGGCTTCAAAGAATTTTAGAGGTGGTGAAACACTTGAAAGAATTTGAGATCGGTAGATTCTCCGAGGGTGAACCTTTGGAGGGTAATGAGTACATAAAAGAAGGTATCTTGATAGAGCAAGGAACACATAGGGGCATCACATTTGATGTGGAAGACCTAGAAAATCTTGCTAGTTCATTCGATCCTGAAAACCCTGTACCTTTGCAGTTGGATCACTCCGAGTCGGCAAAAGACACAGCGGGCTACCTTCAAGACGTTTACGTCAAAGATGGCAAGCTATTGGGTAAATTCAAAATCATTGATGACACTGTAAAAGAGCGTGTCTCTAAAGGTTTAATGAAAAAATTGTCTCTCGGTTTTTATTCCAAGAAGGACAACCAAGGAAATGTGAAGCCCTCTAGAATTAGAGAAGTTTCAATCGTTGCTTTCCCTCAAGTCCAAGGGGCTACCTTGTTCAAAGAGGAGAAAGTAGAAAAGGAGGAGACAAAACAAATGGGTCAAGAAAACAAAGAGTTATCACCAGAAGTTCTTGTACAGTTTGAAGAAATGCAAAGAAAGCTAGAAGAGCAAAACGAAAAGATTCAGAAGTTAGCAGAAGCAAAACTTGACAATCAAATCGTTAAGTTCACAGAGAGTAAGCATATCGTTCCTGCTCAAGCTGAACCACTTAAAGAATTGCTATCTAGCATGAGTGATGAGCAAATCGAAAAGTTCAACGAGTTTATGAAGCACTCAGCAGTTGTAAACTTCGAGGAGCAAGGAGAGTTTGAAAACACTGATTCTAAACTAGATGAGGAAGCAAGCAAGCTATCTCCAGAAGATGAAGAAGCACTCAAGTTTTATGAGCAACACGTTGAGCAATTCGGAAAAGGTCATAGAGCCTAACAGGAGGGTTAATAAATGGCACAAAACAAAGTAGAAGTACACATCCCGCATACAGCGTTTTTTACGTTTAAGGTAGCGGCTGGACAAGTCCTTAAGATTGGCGATTGGGTTGAGCTAACGGGTGACCGTGAAGTATCAGCGGCATCAGCAGGATCAAAGAAAGTCGTTGGTATGGTTTATTCTGGTTCAGTTGGTCTTGACGGAACTAATGACGGCTATAAAGGCGACAATGGAAATGTTGTAACTGTAGTTGTTAACAAACCGTTAATTTACGCAACTGTCACAGATTCTGCTCCTGTTACTGCTGGAGACTCTTTAAAAGTAACATCTGCCAAACGAGTGGCGACTCTCGGAGAGACTGACACACTTGATCAAAAAGTTGGCATGGCAGTTACAAGCGGTGGCACAGGACAAAAAATTGTTATCCTTTTAGGGTAATTGGGAGGTATATGATAAATGGCTGATTTCGTACTAGGTCAACATCCAATGTTGCGTAAAGTATTTTTAGATAGACGAATTAAGGATTTTGCTGATGGTCAATTTATTGCAGACCAACTCTTCACAGGTATTTCAGTTGATGCTCTGGCAATCAAGTTTGCACAGTTCGATCCTGAGTCTAATGATGACCAAACAATGAAACTGGATGAAGTTCCAGAAGTCGGAGAAGGTTCCAACTATGACCGTATCGGACTAAGCGAAGAAGAGAAAACGGCTTTAATTAAAAAGTACGGTCTTGAGTTCGCTGTCACAGAGGAAATGCAAAAGTATGGTCAAACAGGTCAGATCGAGCGTGGTCTTCGCCGCCTTGCTACTAACATCCGTGGCATGGTTGATGAGATGGCGTACCAAGTTGCAACTAACAAGTACACTATCGGTGGCGGCATTCAAGGTCTATCCAAAACGGGTGGGTTCTGGAATGACACAACCGACGGAGCAGAAAACATGATTGCTGACCTTGTTGATGCAAAAATGGCTCTTAAGAAGTATGGCTATGAAGCTAATACTGTTGTCATCAACCCAGAGCAAGAGGCGCAATTCTTGAAGAACAAGAACATCCGTGATGCATTCCGTCAGAACAACACTGACCTAGTGTTATTGCGTGGATATCTTGGCGACTTCATGGGTCTTAGCTTCATCGTTGATTCTCACTTCCAAGAGGATAACGCTTTGATTCTTGAAAAGAAAGTAATTGGTGATATCGCTGATGCTGAACCACTTCGTACAAAAACGTACAATGAGGACAGCAACGACCGTACTATCGTTCGTGCTACACGATTCACTAACGCTTACTTAACAGACCCGAAAGCTGTATACTTGCTTAAAAACTTAAACAACTAATTGAAAGGGGAGGCACTTGATATGTCAGGGGTCTTCCCTTTTTCTGGACAAAAGGAGGCAAACACATGAAGTATAAAACTCTTGAGGACAACGTCGGAAAGGTTGGCGTTAAAGCTGGCTCAACTATCGAGATCGAACAAAAAGAGGTTGCCGACAAACTTGTCAAGCTAAAAGTTATTGAGCCTGTCAAGGAAGCTCAAAAGAAAGAGGAGCCAGCCAAAGAGGAGAAGAAAGAAACTCCTAAAAAGGGCGGCAAGAAGAAAGAGGACAAGTAAGGAGGGGTAAACCATGTATGCAATTCCCGACGATTTAAGGCTTGTGATGAATAACCTCTCAAAGCAAGTAACGGATGAACTACTAGCGAAGTACATTCAAGAGGCTTCAAACTACATAGATGCACGGCTTGGGGTTGCATACAAGACACCCTTCGTCAAAGTGCCACCAATCATACATGATATTGCTGTAGACCTAGCACGGTTTTTCTTTGCAGAGGATCACTATACCTCACAAAAACCAAACCTAGATGAATATCACATCAAGTTAAAAGAGCGCATTGAAAAGCTACTTGATGACATCATTAATGGTGTCCTTGTGCTTGACCCTGATACAAAGTTACCTGCTGGCTTTGCCACCACAACCGACGGTACTCAAATCTTTACTCTTGATCAACCTGAGTGGTGATGTAAATGTCAAACGTTAACATGATGATCAGTGTAGACCTCAACAACGTTCCTGAGAATTTAGCGACTGTTGCCAGACAGGTAAGTGATTTTAAAATCCCCCTGAGACAGTCCGCTGTATACCTTGAAGGCTCTATATCAAGAAGGTTCTCTTCTGGAGGCGGCTCTAAAGGTAACTGGAAAAGGCTATCACCAGCGACAATAAGAAGGCATCCTCATAGGTCTGGAGGCATACCGTTGAGCGATACAGGTAGGCTAAAGCAATCTGTCACCTCTGGAGCTGTGAAGCAATACAGTCCAAAACAACTAAGGTACACTCTTGGTTCAAACGTCAAATACGCTCAAGTCCATAACTTTGGTGGCGGCAGAATACCAGCCAGACCATTTATGTATGTTGACGCAAAGGATAACCAAGAAGTAATAAAAATCTTTACTGAGTTTCTGAGAGGGGTTGCAAACCAATGAGTATGCTATCTATTTACACAAACATTAAGAACGCTTTAAAGGAGCAAGTTACACAGCACCTAGAAGGTACAGACTTCAATAACATTGACGTATTCGGTGAGGCTTATCAAGATTTAACTCATTTCCCTGCTGTGACATTGGAGATCAAACGACGGAGAAAACCCATCCGTGGGCTTGGAGTCCGAGAACTTCAAATGGACATAGACTTATGGGTGTATACAAACATTCTAAGAAGCGATGAAGCTGAGGAGGAGTGTTTGACTCTTGCGGAGATTGTTGAGCAAGCTATTGAGTCAGATAAATCCCTTGGTGGTGTCGTTGACAGAATTGACATAAATAATGATTTAAACTTTGGAACTGTCGAATATGGAGAGAACAACTTCTTACAAGGTGCTCAAATCCAATTCACAGCGTTTAAGCGTGTTCCATAGGAGGAGACATCATGACAGAATTAATCTATAAGGGTAAAGAAGAGAAGGAACTTGTTCTACCTCCACTTGGTCGGATCAAGTACGGCTCGAAAGTTACCGTATACGGAAAAGAACACATTAAATACTTGAAAAATCTTGGCTTCGAGGAAGTCATCAAGCCCAAGAAGAAAAAGGGGGATAAATCATAATGGCTAGTCAATCACATGGTTTTGATAATACTATCGTATTCGGTAAAGAAACAGAATTTGGCGTACCAGCTCCGAATAGGTCATATGGCTCCATTGGCGTTATTGAGGAGTTCTCACCAGAAGAAAACAGAAACATCGTATCTCGTAACAGCCTTGGCTTAAGAGCACCTTTCATGTTGCGACAAGGTACAAACGAGACAGATGCTTCACTCTCACTAGCTGTACAAAACGGTAAGCCTTTTGCGTTCGCACTTGGTCATGTTGAAACTGTAGAAAACCCAGATGTTGAGGGTGGCTACATTCACACAATGCGCCCAACGAGAGCAGGAGAGCAACTTCCAAGTTTCACAGCTCAAAACCACAACGCTTTACTAAACTGGACTCGTAACTTTGTCGGTGGAAAAATTGACACAGCAACCCTAACAGCTTCATCCGATGATGCGGTCACTTTTGAGGCAGATGTTTTGTTTGCAACTGTCGAGGACAGCACTGATGCACCTGTACCAGTTGTTCTAGATACGGAAAACTTCTTTATGTTCTATGAAGGGTTCGCTGAGTTAAACAACCAACCTTTTGCGGATGTAACTGAGTTTGAATTTGAGATTTCAAACAACCTAGAAAGACGATACACTCTGAATGGTAAAAACCGAGCTGATCGAGTTCAAGAGGGAAATCTTGAAATCACAGCTTCGCTTACAGTTGATCTGACAAACAAAGAGGTATACTCACAGTTCGCAAACGGCGAAGACCTCAACATGAAATTGACTATGCAGGATCAGTATGACGAGAATCACAAAATCGTCATTGAGTTGCTTGGTGGAAAGTACGATACCAACTCCATTGGGATTACTGCTGATGCACTTCAAGAACAAGAACTTGAGGCAGTCTTCACGGATATTGTGGTCACAGCTTATGACACACGTCCAAACTTAATCTAATAAAATCGAAGGGATGTTTTATAAATGGAATACTTACGCAAAGAGGTTTCACAAGAGGTAACAATCTTAGGAAGAAAGATGACTATTGCTAAACCTTCCTTTGGAGAAAACAGACAAATCATTAACAAAGCAATGGTGCTCAATATGGAGACAAAACAGCCAGAGATTGACGCATCTCTGTTAGGAGTTCTTCGAGCACTTAGCATCCTCAAGAGTTGGGATTTAACAGACGAAAAAGGTAAAATGTTGCCAATCAATTTGAACACGTTTGATAACATTCTTGATCCAGACTTTGCATCTATGCTGATTGATGAATTAAGTAAGATCGAGGAAAACGGGTTTAACCAACTTAGTGAAGATGAAAAAAAGCAATAAGGAGTAGTGTCTTGAGGGGCTTAGATGGGAAGTCAGTTGACCGACCTCATCAAGCCCTTTTAGAATATGAACTCTGCAAGCATTTTGGGTGGACAGTCAATGAGCTATATGAACAACCAAACCACACCATCGAGGCATTTGTAGAGATCATAAACGCTATTGCCGAGCACGATAAGAAAGCATCCAAGAAGCAAAAGAGGGATGACGTGAAAGCAAAATTCGGGAACCCATCAGGGGGGAGGTAGTTAAATGGCACTCGGAGGCGGTAACAGTATAGACATCCTCATTAGAGCAACTGACAGAGCGTCGACAGTCTTAAACAATGTCAGCAATGCAAGTAAGTCACTTGGGGATAGATTGAAAAATGCACAAACTGGCTCGATGATTTTTTTGGGTGGTTTAACTGCCCTTGCTGGTGGAGCCTTGGCACTAACAGGCGGTCTTGTCAAAACAGGTATTGGGTTTAAAGCCTTCAAGCAAAATTCACTAGTGGCTTTTACTACCATGCTAGGATCAGCAGAGAAAGCACAAAAACACCTTGATGACATGATGACTTTTGCGAAGTCAACCCCTTTTGCTTATCCTGACTTAGTTACATCAAGTAGAAACTTGGTAGCTTTCGGGTTTAAAGCAAAAGACACTATTCCTCTAATGAAAACCCTTGGTGACGTTGTTGCGGGTATTGGTGGAGGAAACCAAGAGCTTTTAAACATCGTCGACATCTTTGGTAAGATGAAAGCTGGAGGTCGAGCATCCCTTGAGGAGATCAACCGACTGTCTGATATGGGTGTACCTGCTTTAGCAATCCTCGGTAACCAAATGGGGTTGACTGGGGCTGAACTGAGAGAGAAAATCTCAGGCGGTGCTATTGATGCAAATGACGCTATTAAGATGCTTGTCGATGGAATGAAAAATGGTACTAAAGGCATCCAAGGTGAAACTGCAAAATATGGCGGTATGATGGCAGGATTAAAAGGAACATTCACAGGAGCCATGGATTCCATGAAGGGTGCTTGGCGAAGAGCTGGTGACGCTATGATGGATGACGCTCTCTTTGAAAAACTTATCGAAGGTGTCAACTGGCTCACTCAGCAAATCAATAAACTGCCAGCAGTTATGACTCCAGTATTCTCCGCTATTAACTCAGGGTTGGACGCACTTATACCAATGTTCCAAAAAGCTGGAGATGCACTCTCTAATATGAGTAGCGATCAAGTGGCGGCAACAATGTTTATCATCGCTGGTGCAATTACTGGAGCTGTGATCCCTGCCTTTGCAGGTATGGCGGTGGCGGCTTGGTCTGCTATGGCTCCACTATTACCGTTCATTGCAGTGGGGGCGGCTGTCGGTGCTGTAGCAATGGTGATCTATAAAAACTGGTCGAGTATATCTCCAGTGTTTGCATCTATGTGGTCAGTTGTACAGCCAGTCTTACAAGGACTCTGGAAAGGTTTCCAGCAATCAGCGCAATTACTCATGAGCTGGCTAATGCCCGCATTTGAAGCCTTCAAGAGTGCTATCACAACGATCATGCCATTGCTTATCGCAATAGGGGCGGCACTAGGTATCTTCCTTGCAACTGCTGTCGCTGTGTTCAATGGAGTGGTAGCCGCAGTCGGTCCAATTTTAACAGCAATTGGAAATATACTCAATGTTGTTGCAAATGTAGTCATGGGAGTTATCGCACTCTTCACGGGTGACTTCTCAGGTGCTATGTCTTACTTTGGCAAGGCTTGGGATAACTTGGTCTTAGCTATCATGAACATCTTCAAAGGTCTTGTGAACTTCTTCGCTGGAGTATGGAATACCATCTCTGGTATCTTCTCAAGTTTTGGTGTCTCCATTGGCTCAGTTGTAATGGGGTTCGTCAATAAGGTTCTTGGATTCTTTAAGAATCTCTGGAATGGTGCTAAGTCCATTTTTAACAACTTGAAGTCTGGCATAATTTCAATCGTTGGGGGTTTCATCTCGAATGTCATCTCTAAGATTGTCGGCTTTGTGAGTAAGATCATCAGCAACTTTGTAAAAATGGTAACTCAGTCAAATCAAAAGTTTTCTAGCATGGCATCGAAGGTTATCTCAATAGTCACAAAGTTCATCTCATCGGTCATCAAGTTCTTTGTACAGTTACCTTCCAAGATTGGTAGTGCACTGGCAAGCCTCGGTAGCAAACTAATGAGTGTCTTCACCTCAGCAATGGGCAAGGGTAAGAGTGCAGTCACTAAAGGAATAAGCAACATCATTGGTGCTGTGAAGGGGTGGCTCGGAAAGTTCACCAGCTCAGGTAAGGGATTGCTAGAAGCATTCACAAAAGGAATTAAATCTGGTATTACTGGAGCCATTGGAGCAGTCAAGAAGGGTATGGCTTCTATCCGTAAGTTCCTCCCGTTCTCTCCTGCCAAAGAGGGTCCTTTGAGTGACCTTGATAAATCTGGTGAGTCATTTTTCCCAACATGGTACGAGGCGGCACTCAAGAAGGTAAACCCTATGACTAAAGCTGTCGGGGGAGCAATGGGTAAAGTCAACGATGCTTTAAACTCTGAGCAAAGCGGTATGAGTTTGAGCGCATTCTCTGGAGGTCGCACAACCATCACAGTTGTACACCGACATGAGCATGAAGGAAGCATCCAAGTAAATGGAGACACAGGAAGAGAAACGCTTGAGCTTGCAGGACGTGAAGTCTTGACGAGAACCGAGAACGATATCTTTTCAGGTTTACGATCAACAGTAAGAAAACTATAAGGGAGGCTTTATAAGATGGCAGTAAGAAAATTTCCTATCGCATGGATTGGCGTTTATAGAGCCGACCGTAATAGTTATGTTGGCGGGGATAATATCAGGGTTGGTGGTTCAGCAGACTACCAATCCTATATTGGAATCCCCTCAGCAGTAAGAACCGCAATCACCACGTCAAGAACATCTCCTAAGTTGCGCTTTGTCATGAACGTCACACAGGGTGCCGAGTTTGACTTTGGCGCTCACAAAGAGACATCAAACAAAGCTGGCGGCACTATGCCATATTACAACTATATAGGGTTGCATCCTATTTACGGAACTGGCTGGAGAACAACAGACTTAACGAGTGCATTCATGCCAGCTTATCGCTCAGGATCACGACAAGGCATTGTCATTTACGGAGCCAGAAACAACTCAGGTCAAGCGTATGGAAAAACAAGCAACTCCAATGAGGCATACTTCGAGGTAGAAGGAACGTGGAACACTCCACCGACTGCACCACAGATTACAGCCCCCACAAGTACAACTGTAGCGACTAACTCCTTACAGGTTAAGTGGAATGCTTCTAGCGATCCAGAAACACCGACAAATCAACTAACTTATCAAGTACAAATCTTTAATGGATCAACTTGGAGCGCAACAACAAATTTGGCGGCTGGTGTAACAAGCTACACTTACAATACATCTACAATGCCTGAGACTTCAAGTGCTCAAGTAAGGGTAAGAGCATACGACGGTGAGGATTACTCCGCATGGTCTAACTCTCCTAAGTTTTCCATTGTAAGGAACTTGCCACCAAGTAAACCCACGCAGATGGTTCCCAATGGCGGTCGAACAATTGACCGTACAGAATCAATACGTTTTACTTGGAAGCATAACGACGATGGCGTACAAGCAGGGTTCAGAATTGCTTGGAGAACCAACAATGGTGAAGCTGGCTCGTGGAACTATGTTAACGCTTCTGGCTATAGACAAAGCACCAATCAGTATTTTGATTTTGCGCCCAATACGTTTCCTGCTGGAAAGATTGAATGGCGAGTCAGCACGATGGATCAGGAGTCTCTTACATCTCCTTGGTCAGACATCCAAGTCTTTACGGCTGGTATACCATCAAACGCTCCGATCATTTTAACACCACAGCCAAACGAGATTATCCCATCGTCTAACATAACAGTTACTTGGTCGAGTATCAACCAAAGACGATACGAGGTGCAAATCCTTAACGGATCAAATCAGGTCTACAGAAAGTCAAAGACCACCACAGTAAAAAACGCACCAATTGACTTTACCTTAGAAAACAACAAGACATACACTATCAGACTAAGAATTGCTGATACACAGTTTGACCTCTGGAGTGACTGGACAGAAATATCAATCCAAACAAAATTCACTCCACCAATCAAACCAGAGTTATCAATTGAGTCAGACGAGGAAGGAAACACAATTATAGTTTCTTGGAGAAATGATCCTCCTGATACCTCTGAGCCAGTCAACGGTGTTCCTACTAGTGGTATCGTACAAAACGTTCAGTTCTTTTCAAATGTAAACTATCTCGGTAATGTTGATGATGGAGAGATTCGTACACTATACGGAGCAAATGCCAAGGTTGTTGCACCTTCTGGGAACATCTATTCGTTTGACCCTGAGAGCAAGCAGGTAAGCACAGGTCTTGAAGGTACCGCCTCGACTAGTACAGTTAGCGGAGCATACTTCATGTTTACGGGTGCTGACCCTTCTAGGTTCTCCAGTACGGTTAACTCAGACACATTTAATTTTCGTGTTGTCAAGTTTGAAGGTGGGCAATGGCTCTACAATGACAACAGTCAAACTTGGAAGCCATTTGAGCTAAACAGTGATGACTTCATCATAGGTAACCTTAAAAGAACCTCAACATCCATAGCTGGTATTGAAGAGTTCAACATCACAGGTGACATGTCCACTCCTGTTACTAGCAGGGTCGACCTATATCGAAGACGATTTAATAGTTCAATTGAAGGGGAATGGACGCTGATCCACTCAGGAGAAGCCAACTCGTCTTACACGGATTATACTCCTGCTTCTGATGTCACTTACGAGTATTACGCAAGAGCTTGGGGAGATAATCAGTCTTTCAATGACTCGGATGTAGAAGAAGCTCGTATCACATTTGTTCATGCCTTCCTGCATCGCTCTTTGGTTCAAAGTGATTTTATCGTCATGAGGCTGTCAGATAGTCGGTCAGAGGATATAGGTAGATCTGGAAAGTTTATGAGCTTTGCAGGACGTGAGAAACCTATATATGAGTTTGGTTACAACACAGACAAATCAGTTAATGTATCTTGGACAGTTGACACCAACGAGGAATATTTAAACACAGTGGCTTTCCTAACGAGGAAGGAAACTTTCTTGTACCGAGATGGCTTAGGACGGAGAATGTTCTGCATCATCGACGGAAGCATTAGTGTGGATGACAACATCCTGTCTGGTTGTGACTTTAGTATTTCTCTCAAAGAGGTAGACTTCGAGGAGTGATGACACATGCAAGACATAGCACGGAATGGCTACTCAGAAGCTGAGATCAAAAAGGTACTTCATGGAGCGTATGGCAATCGGGCTGTGCGCTTCCGTTATGACGTGCTCAACAGTGAGGATCAAAAGAAGGATGAACTCACAAGGGTTGTATCTGGCTCGGTGAATATGAGTGCATTTTCAACAATTAAGCGAACTGCTAAGTTCACCCTGCAAGATGAGGGAATGGTAGTCCGTGACAAGCAAAGACCAGCAGTGTGGCAGGATTATGCGGGTAAAACTTGGCAACAACTAGAGGAGGGCATTTGATGGGATCAAAGACTAGCAATTACGGTTTTAGCTTATGGGATATTGGAGATAGAATAGAAGTTACAGCAAACGAGCAAACAGCCAATTGGAATGCTTTAGAGGATTGGATCGTAAAAAGAAATGGTTACTTAGCAAACGCAAAAGGTGGATATCGACTAGGATCAAATGGTAAGCCCCTAGTTGGTGATGCTACAAACGCCACCATAGATGATCAGCCAGCAATCCAAGCGGCTCTGACTAAGTGCAAAGATGATGGAGGCGGCATTGTTTTCCTCCCTGCTGGTAACTATGCTTTGAAGAATACTTGTGTAATTTACTCTAATACAACATTCATCATGCACCCTCAAGCAAGGATATACAGAAACAAGCCAAACATCGGAGCGTTCTTCCGCAATGGCGAATCTGGCTCAAGTAACACAGGGTATAACGGTCATGGTAATATTCATGTAATTGGTGGGTATCTTGATGGGAACATTGGAAACTATGATTATAGATTCAATTTCTTCTCGTTTGGTCATGGCTACAATATCACCTTTGAAAATATCTATATGAAAGATACACAGACGTATCATGCTATTGAGATCAACTCAACAAACAAAGCAGTCTTCAAAAACCTTACATGTGATGGCTACAGCCTCGATAGTGAGTTCCAACAGACTACACCAAACAGAAAGACCGAGGCGATTCAAATTGATGGAATGTACGGTCAAGATGTGTTCGGAGATTTTGGAGCATATGACAATACCCCATGTAATGATATCACCGTTGAGTCATGTACATTTAGGAACTGGAACCGAGGAGTAGGCTCTCACTCGTCCGCAACAGGGAATCATCATAGAAATATACGAGTCGTAAACAACCACTTTGAAAACATCGAAGATATCGGAGTAGTTACATGCATGTGGGACAACGCTGTAATTGACTCAAATACATTCCAGACAGTTGGCGGCGGTGTATGGCTCCGAGTGAAAGACTCGACAGATGAGACTTACGGGTATGTCATCTCAAATAACACGTTCAGAACTGTCACACTAGGTACGTCAGCAAGACACGCCATCAGAGTAAGCGGCTCAGATGATGCCAACAATCCTTTTAAGCTTCGCACAGTTTCCATCACAGGCAACACCATTGAGAACACAACAGACACATCCATTTATGTTGACAGAGTTTGGCGAACTACCATTTCAGGGAACACAATCAACAACGCAACAACAAGCGGAATTTACATCACGGGTTGCGAGTTTGGCTCCGTCACAGGCAACAGCATCATTGGTTGTGGATCATATGGTATTGGTCTTAGCGGATCAAATTGGTTCGCCATCAATGGTAACCTAGTGAGTAACACAACCCTTTCAGGTATCTACTTGACAAACTCAAAAGAATGTGCTATCACGGGTAATGCAACCAGACGTAATGGTCTCGCTGGGGGAGATAACCAAGGAATAAGGTTAGTAACTGATTCTGACGGTTGCACTGTTACAGGCAATAGCCATGTAAGTGGAAGCGGAGAGGCAGACCGAGCTATTTTATCCAGTGGTACGACAAATAGAAATGTTATAGTAGGTAACAACGGTGGAGGGAAAGCCATCACGAATAATAGTACTGGCGGTGCTACTTCTGGTAACCTATAAGGGAGGGTATGACTATGGCAACACTTAGCGACTACACCATCTTTACCGAGACAGCTATAGAAAACAAAATTGACTGGCTAGTCGATAAGATACAACCTTGGGTCATATTCCAGATGCCTGACGGGGGAGAAATTGAGTTCCCCCTCGGTATCTTCTACCTGAGTACACCAACAAGGAATGACCAAAACGGGAATATTTATCGAGAAGTAGAAGCCTATGACGGTTTAATTGTTCTTGATCAAGACAAGTTCACTGACAGACACACAATAAAAAAGGGTACGACTTATGAGAAGGCTGTCAAGGATATCCTTAAAAGCTCTGGCATCAGTAAGATCAACGTTGAGTTTGCTGGAAATCTCAACTTGACAACAGACAAAGAATTTGATCTCGGAGTCAGCAAGCTCGAAGCAATAAACGAGCTATTGAGTATGACTAATAATACACCTTTGTGGGTTGACGCTTACGGATATTACATCACAACACCTTACAGACCGCCAAACGAAAAAGTATTCGACTATACATACGACAGCAGAGAAATGTCCATTGTCATGGAAGATGTCGAAGAAGAGTTTGATATTTTCGATGTGGCGAACTCATGGGTCATCACCGTCAGCAATCCAGAGGAAGAGCCTCTTGTAGCAAGACGTGTGAACAACAACCCTAACAGTCCAACCTCAACGGTTAACCGTAAACGAACAATCGTGGACTTTAGAGAACTAGAGGAAATAAGCTCACAAGCCGCCCTAGATGGTATGGCTGATCGAATCGCATTTGAGGCATCTCAAGTGTATGGAAAGGTAAAGTTTCAAACTCCTATTATGCCATTTCATGAGTATTATGATTCTATCAAGCTCATCTACAGCCCATTGGATATAGATGCAGTCTTTTCCGAGTCAAGCTGGGAGATAAGTCTAGAAGCTGGAGCCACAATGTCTCATGAGGCAAGAAGGGTGATAAGTATATGAACAGTCAAGATTTTGTGAATATCGTTAATGAGCTGATCGACAAGAAAACCAAAAAGGGAGCATACAAGATTGGTACCATCCCAACGAGTTATACCAGCGGTGACCCACAGATTTTATTTGATGGAGAGCAAACCCCGTCTGGTAAAACGTATAAGTGCTTGGGGAGTTATTACCCTATTGCTGGTGACCGAGTGTTACTTGCTAGGGTGTCAAACACTTATGTTGTACTCGGTGGGTTGGGAAGCCGACAAGCAAAAGAGATAAGCTTCACCAATGGGTGGGATCACTACGGAAGCCCTTCTAGTCAGTGGGGAAGAGGTCAATACATCAGGGAGTCAGACGGTACAGTCAGGCTCATGGGTCTTATCAAGGGAGAGGCAACTGGAGTCATTGGCAACTTACCAAAAGAGTGCAGACCCAAGAAGTCTCAGCTACTCACAGCATCAATTCCACACACGTTCCCTGCTACTGGCACACCAGCCTTAGCAAGAATGCAAGTTGATGCAAATGGTGACCTAAGAGTAGTGACAAAACCAAGTGGTGCATTAGCTTGGATTTCCCTTGATGGGATCAGCTACACAGTGAAATAAAAGGTGGGTAAATATTATGGACGCAAACACTGTGATGAGTATAGCTAGTAAGGAAACAGTTTTCGCTATACTCTTTATTATCCTCGGTGCGGCTGTGATCAGGTGGGTTAAAGCCTTCATTGACCAACAGAGGGAGCACTCTCAAGAACGAGAGCAATACATCATGGAAATGCACAAAAAGCAACTTGAGGAATTAAAAGAGCAAGCAATGCACCAGAGAAACGACAACAGAGAATTATTAGTCGAACAACGTCAAAGCTTTGATCGAAGGGAAAAGGATTTATTAGAACATCTTAAGCAGAATACCCACCAATTAGAAAACATATCCGATACCCTTAAAGATGTCAAAACTAACATCGTCAGCCTAGAAGACAATCTCCAGATCATATGGAATGAACTCGATAGAAAGGTTGACAAAGATAAAATCAATTAGGAGGCGATACAATGAAGAAAGTCACAATTGATGCAGGACACGGTGGTAAAGACCCCGGAGCAGTAGGCAACGGTCTCAAAGAAAAGGACTTGACACTTGAGATAGCCAAGCAAACCAAGTCTTACCTTGAGAGTAATTACTCTGATGTAAGTGTCCAGCTCACTAGAAGTACCGACAAGTTCATTGAGTTACCTGAACGTGCCGCCATTGCCAACAGGAATAAATCTGATCTGTTTGTATCTGTCCATATCAACTCTGCTGGTGGCACAAACGGTACAGGCTTTGAAACATTGACTTACAATAAGCTATCTACAAAGTCACCAACAAAGAATGACCAAAAAGTTTTACACGCTTCGATCCTTAACGAGATCGCTTCCTTTGGAGTAGCAAACCGCAAGGAGAAAGCTGATGATCTTTCTGTGCTTCGCAACACTAACATGAGTGCTATCCTCACAGAGTCACTATTCATCAACAACCCGTCAGATGCAAAGCTCTTAAAAGACCAATCATTTATCAAGGCTGTCTCAGCAGGTCACGCCAAAGGTATTGCCAAGGTGTTAGGACTCAAAGCAAAGAAACCTTCTGAGAGTCCATCAAAGGCACCGTCTAAGCCTTCTGAGCCAAAGGGTGGTACTTACAAGGTACAAAAGGGCGACACTCTCTACGGGATCGCCAGACAGCATGGCATGAGTGTGGATGACCTCAAAAAGCTCAACGGCTTAAAGAGTGACATTATTCGTGTCGGGCAAACCCTCAAGGTGAAACAATCAAGTGTCGCTTACAAGGTAAAGAAAGGTGACACCCTATACGGGATCGCTAAACAGCATGGAACTACAGTGGCAAACATCAAGAAGCTGAACGGTTTAAAATCTGATCTAATCAACATTGGTGATGTGCTGAGAGTAAAATAATCTCTCGGCTTTCATATATTCGTAAGTCCTCCTTACTTGGAGGCAGACCAAAATACGCTAGAAAGGGCGAAAAGGTGATAACAAATGAAAAAAGACTGGTGGAAGTCCAAGAAGTTGGGAACCGCATTGGGTGCTCTTGTATTCGTGATCTTGACAGATGTACTCGCTATTCCAATTGATGAGCAAACATTCTGGGCACTTGTGACAGTCCTGTCCAGTTACATCCTCGGTCAAGGTGCTGTAGATGTTGTCAAAGAGAAAAAGAAAGACGAGCCAGAAGAACCACAAGAGTAAAGCTAAAGGGTGCATCCTCATGGGTGCGCTTTTTTTTTATGTTGCAAAAGTGTTACAAAACTGTTAAGATACTATTATACATATGGCAAGTGGAAATTATGACAATATTTTTCTTGTCAAGGTGTAGCAAAAGTGTTACTCTGGTAATACTATAGAGCAAGGGAGGATGAATCAATATGGAATTCAAAAAAGGTAAGAGCTTCAAGAAGCTGAAAACGGTCAAGGATTTTCAAACAGGTGAAGAAGAAAATGTCGTGCAGAAGGTCACTGATGAGGCAATCAATCAGTACGCTGAGGAAGTAGAGCGAGCCATCGAAGCTGAAATGATGAGAATCGCCAAAGAGTATGGCTATGAGGTTCCCGATGTTTTAACTATTGAGGATGCACAGCGACTCACCGAACAAATGAAACAAGACGGCTTCGAGATTGTACTGGAGCAGGAAACCAAAAATGATCCAGAGAAAGAGAAATACATCTACTCGGTCACCATCTCAGTAAAACAGATTCACACAATCATTGATTTTGACATAGAAGAAGAGTAACCGCCGCCTGTGAAACACAGGTGTTTTAATCTCACAAAGTATGACTCTAGCAATATTAAAAAAAATAGTATAAAAAGTGTTGACATCTAATAGACTAGCATGTTACTATCAAGTAGTACCGAGGTAATACCACGGTAAAACAACTCTCGAAAGGATGATTCATTAATGACTAACGCATGGGGTAACGTAAACTTTGAGGACGATAACAACGGAGGATCACGCAAAGACTTGCCACCATTTATGGATATCAAGCTTGGCGACAACAAGTTGCGCATCTTGGATGCCGTCCCTCATACTTACCAAGAGTGGTACGCTGTGAAGGGTAACGGTGGTAAAGGCTGTGGCATTCCAGCTTTCAAAGAGGGAGACCTTCTTGATCAAGCTAACAAGGACTTTATGCAAAAAATCTTTAAGAAGGCTGATGATGCTGGTCTCACTGAGGCAAACGGCAAGAAGAAAGAGCGATCCGAGTTCTTGAAAACTAACGGTTACCAGAAGCAACCTTTTGGACGCAAAAAGGATAAAGCAATCATCCATGTCCTTGACAGATCAGACGGCAAGATTAAACTCTTAGACCGCACAAATGGTATCTTCAAGCAGATTCAAAAGCTGGCTCTCAATCCTGAATATGGTGACCCAAGAAACTATGACATCACAATCACGAAGGTTGACAAAGGCGGCAAGAACGACTTCCAAGATATCGAGTACAGTGTGGTTGCGGCTCGCTCAAACACACCACTTACGGAAGCTGAGAAGGCGGCTTATGATGCTGAGAAGGTTGACCTCGTTGAGCTTAAAACTCCAAACTACACACCAGAGCAAGCCTTGTTAATTGCTAACGGGAAAACATTTGCAGAGGTTCTTGGTAACGGATCAGAGTCATCACAAGATGTGACAGCAGGATCAAACCCTGAATACTTACCGTCAAGTGAGGATGACTCACAGGTTCAGCCAGCTCAAGAGGTAAAGGAAAAGCAAACTCCCCGTGTAGATGAACAAGCAGATATCGGTGAGGAACTTTCCGAAGATGAAATCAATGCAATGTTTGAAGAGGAATAAACATGCAAGGGTTAATCAAGCTGAGAGAGCACTATAAGAAAACCGTCAACGTTTGTCATCTTCAAGATGATGATATAGACAATTGTCTTTGGATGCTCCAGCAATCAGGGCTTACCTTTGAGCAAATCTACTTTGGTATAAACTATCTAGGGTTTTCCAATATGGAAGCCCTAGAAGAAAGCCCTGAACAAGTAGGAGCCAACTGGCAATACATCAAAGCGTATTACGATCTGGCAAAAACCAAGAGGGGTCAGACTCAGAAGGATGGTGTAATGTATGACCCAAAAAACAAACCTGAAAGAACAAATTCACCGTCATGGTTCAGAGAGGGCATTGATCAGCACTATTTTGAGTGACCCTTCTCAGCTTATCCTCACCAAGTCAATGGGCTTGGTTCCTGATATGTTTGCTGTAGATGGTCACAGATTCATCTATATGGCTTTACTTCATTTATATGATAAGCAAGCAGAAATAGACCCAATTGCTATAACAAATGTTTTCACCAACGACAAAGCTAATGAGGCAATCAATGAACTCGGTGGAATTGACTATCTAGAATCACTTGCTATGGCAAATGTAGCACCTAACACAAAAATGCTCACAGAGCAAATAATTCAGGCGGCGGCAAGAAGAGACATAAGAGCGAAAGCCCTTGAGGTAGCTGACAAAGCCTTGCATGATACAGATACACCACTTGATGAGTACCTTTCTGGGGTTGAAACACAATTCAGGAATATTGGGCTTGAGTATTCAGTCGGTCAAGCTGTGAAGAAACTCGGTGACGGAATCAGAGAAAGAATTGTGCAACGTGCTAAAGCTCCAAAGGATGTTATCGGTCTCAAGACTGGCTGGAGGGCTTTTGACTTGGCTTCGAGGGGTTTGGTAAATGGTGAGTTGACCGTCGTTGGTGCAAGACCAAAGGTAGGCAAATCTACAGTCCTATTAAACTGGGCTAAAAAGATATGCCTCGATGATGGCGAACCCGTTTTATATATTGACACAGAGAATTACACTCAAGAGCAAGAAGACAGGCTCCTCGCATTGCTGTCAGGAGTTGACCATACTGAAATTGAAAATGGACAATTCGCTGTAGACACTTTCAATGGTTATGCTAAAGATAAGATGAAGGCTGTAGCGAAAGCATCAAAGATTATTGAATCTGGAAACTTCCATCATGTTTACTTGCCATTTTTCACACCTGATAAGCTAGATCACATTGTCAGAGAATATCAAATCAACCACGGAATCAAACTTGTTATCTTTGACTATATCAAACTCCCATCTAGTGACAGCAAGCTAGGAGACAAAGAGTGGCAACAATTAGGGTACTTGACAAGCAAACTCAAGGACTTAGCAGGAACCACTCAACTTCCGATCATTTCTGCTGTACAGCTTAACCGTACAGGAAACAATGATGATGCCAGCTCTGACAATATCGGTGGATCAGATCGTATTTTACAGCTTGCCAATAGGGTATGCATTTTACGGAGAACTACACCAGACGAATTTACAAATACAGGTGCTTCCCACATGTTTAAGATTTCAGACCAACGGACTGGGAAACCATTAGATTGGACTCCTGTACAGTCGGATGGTAAGACATGGAGGCTTGAGATGATTGGCTAAAATAGCGACAGACCGCATACTTAGAGCCGTTGACATGAGGGAGCTTATTTCCCACTATGGTGGTAAGCCGACAGGAAGAGGAGAGTTACGTTCTGCTTGCGTTTGTCATGGTGGGGATAACCCAACAGCAATGGTAACTAACGAACAAGAAAAACTCTTTTATTGTCATACACAAGGGTGCTCTGGTGATGCTTTCGACCTCGTTATGAAAGCTGATAATTGCACCTTCAAAGAGGCGGCATACAAGCTGGCTGAAATTTTCGATGTCACAGTTGACTGGAGTACTGAGACTCTGGAGGAGCGACCTCATTCAGAAGAAGCTCGTAAGTTCATCGAAAGAATGATGAGAAAGCAAGACAAGAAGGAACTGCCAGCCTTTAAAATGCCTAGAATGAAAATGGCAAAGGTCAAATCTTATCGAGGATATTCTCAAGAAACTATTGACCATTGGAAATTTTATCTTGCAAAAGATGGAGAACTGCAAGACAGGATTATCATCCCCTTTGAGGATGTTGACAATAGACTTGTCGGGATAACTGGCAGGGCAACCAAAGCAGATCAACAAGAGAAGTTCATGCACCGACCGAGGAATTTACACACAGGGTTCTTTCTCACGGGGTTGGGTCGCAACAAGAAATTTCTCGAAGAGTACGGTTATACGGTTAAAATCGTTGAGGGTGTCTTTGATTGTGCTAGGTGGTATGACTCAGGACATAAAAACGTTTGCGCTCCTATCGGGGTATTCTTCACAGAAGAACATATCAGTCAGCTCTACAAGGCAGGGGTAACAGGTATTGACCTAGGCTTTGACAATGACCCTGCTGGACGAAACGGAATAAGAAGAGCCATCAAGAGAGCCAAGTACAAGTTTGACATTCATGTGCTGGTTTACCCACAAGGGAAAGATGCTGATGACTGCACCAAAGAAGAACTTGACGAGGTTGATAAAAATAAATTGCCATTTGCAGAGTGGCTAAAACAATTTGGGGAGGAACAAGAATAATGAGCAAAGAACTTATGGAGCACCTACAAAGTGACTATGAACAAGGCGGCAAAGACTATATTGTCAGCAAATTAAACAAAGCATATGAAGAGTTATCCAACGAGCCAGAGCAGTTAATTCTCCGCATGTTCATGCCAAATAGTGCGCAAATAGTGTCTCTATCTCTTGTGGCATTTGATCATATCATTGGTAAAGTCAATGAAGTCTTGAAGCAAAATGGAAACTATGAATACATCTATATTGGAGAGCTTGAAGCATTGCATGAGGACATCTCCCTAGTTGAAAAAGAGACAGGCAAAACCATTGATGAGATTATAGAAGAGAACCGACACCACCAAGAACGCTACGAGGCAGAAGAAGAAAATGAGTAAGATGAAAACTCCAATAAACTTTGCACGGCTCGGTGATCATGTGTCTATAGAGCATTTACTCACAGGTTTTAATGTAAAAGAGAAGCCGTCTATGTATGAAGAATCTTACAAGAACCCCTTTTTGTTAGCCTACATGTATTACACACTTGGTCTTTCAACAATTGAGATGGCAAACATGCTTGAGTGTGAACAACGTACCATCAGGAGATATATGAACAAGTATGGGTTAAGAAGGTTTACCAAAGAGTTTAGCCTTCTGGTGATGTACCACGGAATCGAGGGAGCCTTGAAGATTCAAGACCCAACGTTCTATAACATCACAAATAAATGAGGAGGAACTAACATGGCGAGCATCAAAAGAAAGATTATATGGATTGACAACCAAATAGAATTATGGTCTACCATCGGGGAAACTGAGGAGCTGGCAATGCTACAAGATATCCGAAAAGACCTCCAAAATTATGAGAAACTAAAACAAGAAAAACCAAAAGTAATTGTCAGAGAGGTAGAGGTTGACAATACACCTTATGGTGTTGATTGGGATTTTTAAGGAGGACGCAAAATGTGTAAAGTTTGTTTCGTACAACTTCATAACCACAGTTGCTATTCTGAAAGGGATGCACACTCCCGAATAGACAAACTAATTGACAAAGCAATTGAGAATAAACAAAAAGCAATCGGACTCACGGATCACGGAGCCATGCATGGCATTCCTGAGTTCATGAACCTCGCAAAGCAAAAAGGCATCAAGGGTATCGCTGGCTTTGAAGGTTACATGACAATAGGAGACAGAGCAGATAAAACCGAGAAGCATTACCACCAATTGCTACTAGCTAAGAATGAGGTAGGATTCAGAAACCTGATGAAGCTTTCCTCCATAGGATTCATTGACGGGTTTCATGGAAGACCACGCTTTAGCTTTGATGACCTCGTAAAGCACTCTGAGGGTCTCGTCATAACGAGTTCTTGCCTAGCAGGTGTTATCCCTCAAGCTATCCTTAACGGCGATTACAAGTACGCTAAAAAGCTTATTAGGAAGTTTGATGCACTAAAAGATTTTTACCTTGAGGTGCAACCAACCCCGATGGCTGAACAAAAGATAGTCAATGACTTTCTATTCAAGGCATCACTTGAGGAAGATGTACCATTGCTTGCTACCTGTGATGTCCACTATGTTGACAAAGAGGATATGACAGCTCATATGGGAATGCTTTGCCTAGCAAGGAAAGCGACGATGGATGACCCTCCAATGTACCCTAGTGAAGAAAGCTACTGGCTCAAAGGTAGTAAACAAGTGTTCATTGATTTTATCTCACAGGGTTACCCAAAAGATCAGGTTATCGAAGCAATGAACAACACTGGAAAAGTCGCTGATGAGGTTGACTTTGAACTCAAGAAGGATAAAGACTTACTGCCTGTTTTCCCCTTAGAGGGAGACACAACGAGCTTAAAGCAAATACAGGCAATGATTAAGGATGGTCTCAAGAGAAAGATACCAAAGGTCACAACTACTTATGTAGAGCGTGTCAAGTTTGAGCTAGGAGTTATTTCTCAAAAGGGTTACATTGACTATTTCCTTATCGTGGCTGATGCTATCAAGTGGTGCAAGGAGCAGGGTATTTTGATCAACTTTGGTCGAGGCTCTGGAGCTGGCTCTCTCGTTGCTTACTTGCTTGACATCACAGAGGTAGACCCTATCAAGCACGGACTCTTCTTTGAGAGATTCCTAGATATCACCAGACAGAAGATGCCCGATATTGATACAGACATCCAGTCAGAGCGCCGCCATGAGTTGTTTACTTACCTTAAAGAGAAGTACGGATATAACCGAGTAGCTCAAGTGACGAACTATACAAGGATGTCTGCAAAGTCAGCCTTTAAGAATGCCTTGATGATTTATGATGTACCCTTTGGTAAAGCTCAAGAGATCACAAACCTGATTCCTAGTAAGATGCTTATTGAAGAGGTATATCAAGTGGTTCCAAAACTCGCCAAAATAAGAAAGGAAACAGTTGAAACCAAGCAGGGAAAACGCATCCCTCTTGAGGATGTATTCAAGATGGCAGAAGCCTTTGAGGGTGTGATCAGTAATACATCCATCCATGCTGGTGGCATCTTAATTACACCTGATGACTTGACAAATCATTTCCCTCTGCACGGAACCAAGGAAGAGACAGCCGTCCAGTGGAACAAGGATGATGTCGAGGAAATGGGAGGAGTCAAGTTTGACTTCCTAGGTCTGAAAACATTGTCCATTGTTGGCTCCTGCTTAGAGTCAATCAAAAAGGAAACAGGGAAAGACCTTGATATATACGAGATCGCCAGACGTGCAGATGATCCAGAAGTATATGAGCGCATCTCTAAGGGTCTTACAAGTAACTCCTTCCAGCTTAACTCAAGTGGAATGCGTGATCTTTGCAAGAAGGTTAAGCCCACCGAGTTTAAACACATTGTCGCTATCAACGCATTGTACCGCCCTCCTGCTTTAGCCTCTGGAGATACTTGGAGGTATGCCAACATCAAGAATGGTCAAGAGGAGGAGCGATACAGTCACCCAGAAGAGAGACAAATAACAGGTGAGACTTACGGGGTTATTACCTACCAAGAGCACGTTATGCAACTTGTTCACCATTTTGCTGGCTGGGATTATGGACGAGGCGACAAGCTCCGTAAGATGAGTGCAGAGCAACTTGAGGAGTTACGAATGGAGTTTATAAACGATGCAGAACATCATATGAAACTAACCTCATACGACCCTAAGTTTAAATCACAAATGAATGAACTATGGGATCGAATCGTCCAGTACATGGGTTACGGGTTCAACAAATCCCACGGAGTAGCCTACTCAATGCTTACTTATCTCACAGTTTATCTTGAGCATTACTATCCAGAGCATTACATGTCAGCGATACTAACAAGTAAAATGTCAGATCAGGATGTACTTGCAAAGGTCTTCCAAGACATCAAAAGAGAAAACTTTGAGGTAGTGGCTCCAGATATCAACAAATCAGAATTATCATTTGTTGCCTCTCAGGGTAAGATCGTTTTCCCAATGGGGATGGTCAGTGGTGTTGGTGAAAAAGCTGTAGTCGAACTCCTTAAGCACAGACCTTACAATTCGCTAGATGACTTGTTTGATAGAGTCAACAAACAGATCGTAAGCAAACGAGCTATGAAACCATTAGTGTTCGCTGGAGCTTTTGACAACCTGCATCCAGAGCTAACAAGAAAAGAGATTTACATCAAGTATTTACAGCTCAAGAAAGAGAAAAAAGCAGAGATCGAAGAAGCTCAACAAATGGAGTGGAACGAGTCCATTATGGCAGAGAAAGAGAAAGAACTACTAGGTGTTTATGTAACTTACAACCCAATGGATAAGTACCACCTCAAACCTTGGAGTTCATTTGTTGATGGTAGCACAGGAGCTTTCACTGCTGGTCAAATCAACAAGGTCAAAGCATTCAACGACAAGAACGGTAACCGCATGGCTTTCGCTTCCTTGGACACTCAAGAGGGTGTCAGAGAGCTTGTGATCTTTAGTCACATCTACGCTTCAAACAGTGATCTAATCAAGAAAAACAAAAAAGTGATGGCAGAAGGCAAACGAGATGGCGAAAAGCTCATTGTCAATACCATCAAGGAGTTGGACTAATGAGAAACGACTACCCACTTAAGAGGGCATCTTATTCACAATTAAACACCTTCATGAGTTGCCCTCATGAGTTTTACCTCACATACATTGCTGGTCAACGATCTGAGGGTAACAAATACACAGTAGCAGGAAGCAACCTCCATGAGATTTTTGAGGCTCACAGCAGAGCACAACAAAACGGGAAAGAGCTAACAAGGAAAGACCTGCTCACAATGTACAATAAAGCCTTCAAGCAATATGATAAAAAGATGTTTAATGATAAGGAAGACCTGCTCAAGATGTACGAGAAAGGTGTATCAGCCATTGATCATTTCCTAGATACATACTCCCATGAGGAAGCACCATGTTTCATTGAAAGGGAGTTTATCGCTGATATAGGAGAGGGAATCCCACTCATGAAATCGTTTGTTGACCGTATTGATGGAGACAAAGACGATCCCTCTACTTGGATTGTTACAGACTACAAGACAGGGTCAAACCCTAAGAGTAAAAAATATCTGAGTGATGACCTCCAGCTAGGTTTATACATTGCACAAATCCACTCAGAGTTTGGAGCCTACCCAAAAGCTGTACAGTTTTATCATCCAGTCATCGACAAATTCCAGACAGCTATACACAAGGGTGACGGAGTTTACAGGTTCACCAATCAGCGTGATCCCGTTGTCGAGCTCTCTGTGTCAGACATCTTAGTGAGAACAAGACTCGTGGTTGATGAAATAGTGAAAGCTGTGGAGACAAACAACTTCCCTAAAAAGATTGATGCTTTCAAATGTAAATTCTGTTTTAAGTATCAGGATGGTTCATGTAAGCCATTCGAGCAAACTGGATGGGGTGCCCTATGAAAAAGCGTAACGGTAAATACAACGCCAGCAAAGTAGAGATTGACGGAATCACATTCGACAGTAAAGCAGAAGGAGAGTTTCACTTATGGCTAAAAGAGATACAACCTTTCTTTCACTTTACTTGTGAGTTACAGCCTGAGTATGTTTTACTTGGCAAAACCGTCAAGCACGGTCGAACATTTAATCCAATCAAATACAAGTCTGATTTTCTGCTAAGATTCCCTTGCGGGACAACTCTTGTCATAGATGTCAAGGGGATGCTCACTCCAGAGTTTAAGCTCAAAGAGAAACTCTTCTTCGCTAACTTTGATGAAGAGTTGATATGTGTCTCTAAGAGTAACATTGATGGTGGATGGATCAGGGAGCCAAACCTCAAGCACAACCGCAAAATTAGAAAAGCTATCAAAGAAGGCGATCTCAAGAAGGTTGATAGACTAGGAGACCCATTACCAGACTTTAAAACTGAGCTAGTCGCAAGGTTTCTATCAAAAAGTATTGACGAATAGTATGACCAAGGTTATACTTGAGACACACCAAGGAGGATAAACATGAATAGTTTAAGAGAGTTAGAGCAGTTCCGCAAGAGAATTTCCGCAAAGGTCGCACCCATCAAGAGAGACCAAAACGAAGATATGTTCTATTGGGGTGGTTACATCAGAGGGCAAGAGTGGTGTGGGTTCCAGCTCCTCAGTCGTTACGCTGATGTAGTTTCATACATCTACAATGTTCCTCACAAACCAAAACACAGAGCCGCCTCAGTTGTTGTTATTGACTGGACAGCCCAAGACAAAGAGGACTTGTACCAAGAAATACTCTTAGAGTTCTTCAAGCTATGCAAGGAGTATGACCCAGAAAAGGGAACCTTTGCGGCTCTCATCATTGGGAAGTTGCACAACCGAGTGTACAATTCATTCTTTAGTGCAGTGGCAGACGCTAAGATTAACGAGAGAGCACTCCCAGAAGGAGTAGACTTCATTGATGAAGTCAGAGAGATTCTAAACACTGATGAGGATGAACGAGAGATAACACCAGAGATCGCCAACCTCTACAGTGCTTTTAACTCCTTGACGGACTTACAAAAGAATGTTGTCAACCTCATGGTATTGAAGGGTTGGACTCTTAAGGAATCAGCAGAGGAGCTTGGAATGACCAAGCAAGCAACCAGACAGGCAAAGCAACGAGCAATCAAAAATATGAGGGAATACCTCGAAGGGATGGATATTCGATGAGCCAATTTCCGCATTTACAAAAGCAAGGCGTAGGATTCAAAAGCCTAGCGATCAACGATGAAAAAGCTGGACAATTCCCAGTGTGTTTTATGCACTATGAAATTCATCCTACGGAGTCTAAAAGTATAGAGTTAATAACGGATTGCATGGAGAGCGCGGAAGTATTTATCTTAACAAAAGAAGATTTACCATTCTTAAAACAGCTTGTCAAAGACTTAGAGGAGGCAACAAAGTAATGACAGAAAAATATGAGCGACACATTCCAGTATTAGATAAAGGCTATGTACGATACAAGGATCACATGGGGAGTGACCTCACAGTAGCAAACGCCGCTAGGGTTTCCTACCACAAAGAATCCTTAGAGTTAACTGAGGCAGACGCAAGACTAATCAGGTTCCTAGCCAGAGAGGGTCATACCTCACCGTTTAGACATGCTTCGCTACAGCTAGAAATGTATGCACCTCTCATGGTTGCACGTCAGCATTGGAAGTACGTTGTTGGTTCTGACCATACGATGGACGCTTGGAATGAAGGCTCTCGAAGATACGTCAATGATGATGTGGAGTTTTACCTGCCATTGGGTGATGAGTGGCGAAGTGCTCCAGAGAACTCCAAGCAGGGATCAGGGGAGCCACTACCAGAGGAAGACGGACTCGCATTGACCGAGGCTCTGTATGATCATCAGATTGAATCATTAGAGCTTTACGAAAGAGCACTGGAAAGCGGAGTATGCACCGAGCAAGCAAGGCTATTCCTACCAGCTTACGGGTTGTATGTTCGCTATTGGTGGACTGGAAGTCTGCAAAGCACATGTCACTTCCTAGCTCAACGACTTGAGGAAGACAGCCAAGTGGAAATACAAGAGTATGCCAAGGCGGTTCTAATCATTGCAAGAGAGCTTTTCCCTACTGCTGTAGAACAATTTGTGAAAGAGGAAGAATCATGATGAGGCGGCTCAAGGAGCTTCCTCTCTGGTTATACGTCTGGTGGATTCTGAAAAGGCAAGACCTGATTGACAAATACACTAAATTCTAAAGGAGATCAAAACATGATTATAACTATTGTTATTCTGACCCTGTTGACTATTTTTTATTATAAATCTGAGATCACCTCAGAGACAAAATATACAACTGAGTACAAGAAAGCAAATTCATGGACTTTTAAGAAGACACCAAAATACTAAGGAGGGCTTACTCATGAGTTGCTACCATTGCAAACATGCAAAAGACTTTAAGGATTTACCCCGTACAGGTGAACAAGTCAGATGTGCCAAGGCAGAAGAAATGTTTGGTGGAGAGCGTTGGGTGGATGTAAGACGATCCGAGAAAACTGGCAAGCTATTAAAACCAAAGTGTGGTCAGTATGAGAACGCCGCCGAGGAGATTCTGACTATGAGCAGGTCAGACATTATTAAGTTATCAACAAAGAAGATGCCACTCATCAAATGTCCAAACTGCCACGGTAAAGGTAAGCTAGTTGTCAATGTTGGTGGGACTCGTGAGTACAGCACTTGTGGTAAATGCCACGGTCGTGGAGGGTTCGACAAATGATAGTATTCTTGTATGTCTTTACGGTATCACTTTACTTTGTAGCTTCCATTGCTGGCTTTATTCTTGAGCTGGCACTGAAAGAAAGACTAGATGGTGCAAACTTCACTTTGCACCTTGCTGTCTCAACTGCTTTGGTGATATTTATGATCTTTACACTAGGAGGAAGCTAAATGATTTTGTTTACATTATGGGTTATATTCATTTTCAACATTGTCGCTTGTATCTCATTGGTAATTGATATTGTTCAATCAAGCGGTCGCAACACTGTGGTATCAATCTTTGCTCTGTTTGTCCAAGTAGTAATGACGGTGATTCTATACCACATAGTTATTCACGGCGGTTTTAATTTATGACATTCTTTTTAACTTTCCTAGCGGGGCTTGCAGTGATGGTATTCTTGTTTGTATATATCACACTGCTTGCCTTGGCTGGCAAACTCATAAGCATATTACTAAGTAAAGGAGCGATCCTGTATGACAAATGGCGTTGGGGAAGAAAAGACGATCTCAGTTAGCAACAATCTAATTGAGCTTATAGAGCACATCAAAGGTATTAATAGCTTATCATCAAATGATAAAAGTGAACTTCTCACTATGGTGACAGTTATCGCCTGTCAGGTAAATGGCATTCACGATAAACTTGAGGGCGCTGATATGTTAGGGTGGAGCTTGGAGAGGGCACTGGATAATATTGCTGATGAACTGTATTACAATGGGTGGTATGTAAATGAAGTATGATCTTAGTAAAGCTTCTTATTACAAATGGTCACCTTATATGCTTAACCTCAAAGAAGCCATAGCAAGAGAGTTAAACCTTGAAGATGTTTCACCTCGGAGGACTTCTTCTGAGCATATATGCTTGTACGGTGCTCCAGTTCTTATGGACTACAATGTTAACACTGGAGAGCTGTCTGTATGGTGTTCAAGCAAAACAAAGAACGCTAATGGAAGAACCTTTACCATAAAAGAATTAACGGACATTGAGTTATTCTTTCAGCAGTGGGTAGCAAACAATCTCAGCGATCTCAAGGAGGATAAATAAATGTCAATCCCTTTAGATATGTTTTATAAGCAACTGCCAGACATCGCCTTCTATGGTAAAAGGCGAAGCGGAAAAGACGAGGCGGCAAACATCATTAAAAACATGGGTTTCCTTACCTATCAGATATCGTTCGGGAAGCACTTGAAACACCACTTCCATGCCACCTTTCCAGATATCCCTATGGAGCCAAAGCCCGTCGAAAAACTAATTGAATACGGTCAAGCTATGCGTCAGGTTGACCCCGATGTGTGGGTCAAAAAAGCTAAAACCGAGATGGAGCACATCAGGGGTTTTAATAACCCTAGGCGATCTCTTATTAATACTGACTGTAGACAACAAAACGAGTACGACTTTTTGAAGAGTCAAGGCTTTGTCTTCGTGAGAATAGATTCTCTCAAGAGTGTACGAGTTGAGAGGATGCTTGATCTCGGTGAAACGGTCAAGCCAGAGTATCTAAACAACGAAACAGAAGACACACTTGACGGGTTTGATTATGACTATGTAATTCAAAATAACGGAAGCCCTGAGAGCTTCGCCAAAGAGATCACCGAGCTGGTGTACTTGATCCAAGGAGGCAAACTATAATGTGGAAATGGTTAGAAAAGTTGTTTTACAATCCTGAACGAGCAGAGCTACAAGAAGAACTAAAGAGAACGAATACTGCTTGGATGTCTGACAGGGAGCTTCTAAACGGGGCACGTCTTGAGCTTAAAGTGGCAAGGGATAAAATTGATGAGTTAGATCGTTATATTTATTCTGGCGATCTACAGCGAAAAGAAATGCAGGAAAGAATTGACGAGCTGGAAAAAGAGGTTTATAAACTTACAGTTGAACGCAATCGATTAAAAGATAGAGTTAAAACTATTTTTAGTGCACCCCTCTGAGGGTGTATTTTTTTTTGTCGAAAATAAATAGGTATATTTTTAAAAAAGTTCTTGCACTCTGGACAGGCTTCATCTATACTATGTATTAACAAGGTAATACCACAGCATTACCAACACGAAAGGGGAATGAGAAAGATGGCGAAACATTGGGAAACGATTAGCATTCTGGAGGACACTATGGAGGTTGAGGTTCTTGAGGGGTTTCATTTCACAAAAGAATATGCATCTCTTATTGACAGTTACCATACAGCGTATAACGGTTTACTAGACGAGTTGGGATTCGATAATTGGGAAGATTTTGAGCTACACCATAAAATCGTACTTTTGGGGGCTGGACACTTTGGAGAGGTATACGGCTTGGAGTGTGGTCTTGCTATCAAACTACTCCATAACGAGTACGAGGAAATGCCTGATGGGTACATCCTTAGCAAGTTAGCTGATGCAGAAATGACTCCCAATGTTTACGCCTACTCAGATGAATGGGAGAGGGGCTTCATGATAGTTGATAGAGTAAGAGGTTTCAATGTGTGCGACGCAAACAAGCATACCCAAGCAGTGCTAGAGTTCGACCTTAAGAAGAACCTCAAGAGTATTGATCAATTCCTCGAAGTATGCAAGAAAGAGGGAGTCTTACCAACTGACCTCCACCAAGCAAATGTTATGTGCGACTTTGAAGGAAACATGAAGGTTGTTGACGTTGGGTGCTTCGACTATGTGGGGTTCAACGAGGCAGAAGCACAGTATTGCTTCGAGCACTCCAAATGGTGCCTTCTATATCAAGCATACCTGCTGGATCACATCATCAATGGATCACCTATGAAGAACATTCCAGAGGGGTTGCCACATCGTTTCTATTACCGAGCAGGTCAAGATAATTCAATAAACAAACTCAATCTGCACATGGAAAGTTTTCTAAAACAGTTCAGTGACTGCCGAGAAGTCCTAAAAGTGGGGGCGAATCAACTATGAAACTTGTTATCAAACAGGGTCAACTGTCAGAGAGTGACGAACAATTCCTTCATAGGTGGTTCCGTCAAAAACACCCCCTTGAGTACACCTTCAAGAAGCATGCTCTGTATAGACTCAAACAACGCAAGATCAGCAGAGAAGCATTTTGGGAGGCATTCACTGGCGGCGTTTCAATTGTCAAGTTCACCATCACAGATAAAGGGGAGCCAAGACTCCTTATGAGATCGACCAAGAAGTTTAAAGGCAAAAGAATAGTTGCCGCATTCAGTCCATCTAAAGGGGTAGTCAATACGGTTTATTACATCAATGATATCCCTGATCCAAAAGGAAAACCAATTCAGTATAATATCGAAGGTTACATCAAGAAGTACGAGAGGAGAGTCAAACAAAATGAACAGAAGACAAAAAATCCTGCATGAGATCACACTGCTGGAGGAGAAGCATGAATTAATGTGTTCACTCCCTGAGAGAGAATGCCTTGAGAGTTGCTCAATCGCAAAGCAGATCAAAGCCCTTGGTAATGAACTAAAGAGAAAGAACGATCCAGAGAACGTCAAAGAGGTATCACGCATCTGGTTTAAGTGCAACGAGGAAGCCAATCCCTACAAGGAAAGCGGAGCAGATATGGTCTTTCTCAGGTATTGCGGTTTTAACCTCGAAGAGTTTGTGGTTCCATTGTTCAAATGCTCAGTGGCTACAGCTAGAAGGGAACAAGAAAAAGCATATCACAAAAATATGTTGACAAGTAAACTGAAAGCATGGTACGATACGAGTAAGCACTCAGAGGGGAGCGAATTATCACTATGAGTCATACCGTGGCAATACTCATTATAATGTTTGTTGTTGTGAACACTCTATGGTGGGGTTCGAGAGTTATTGACTCGATATTTGACCGCTTTGAAAACAAAGGAGGAAAAAAGAAATGAGCACAATTAGAAAAGTTGTTGTAACACCAGAACAAGGAAAAGCCATCAACATGATGTTTGAGAATGCTAACAAGTATAATCGTGATCAGCTACAAATAAGAGAATACATGACAAATTGCATTGTTACAGGTCATGGTGGCTGGAAAGATGATTATAAATCACTCAACAAGATGCACTTAAGTGACCTGCTGTATATCGTCACTGGAGGAGCTTGGGAGATTCAGAAGACCGTGAGAAGTGTGATTGAAGACTTAAGAGATAAATTCAAACGAGATAGCATGTCGTTTGAAGAAACTGCTCTTTTAATGACACTTGAAGAGCTAGAGAAGGAGGGTTTAATCTAATGAGCAAACCAATTGAAGCAAGACTCCAGATTATTGGCACTGATGTTTACGGCTACACAATGTTTACCAATGGGTCTGGCAAGTTTATGACCTCAAACATTCCAGCCGAGAAGGTTGACTTCTCCAAGAGTTCTATATACTTCACAGGAAAGCTAATGGAGGATGGTCACATTATGGCTAGTACCTTCGAGTCATGGAACGATCAAATAGAAACTATTGAGGAGGCAAACTAATGGAAGTCAAACCTGTTACACTTAACCTTGAAAAAAGAAATCTACGAAAGATTGTCATTGCACTTAGAGATTCAAACTACACTTGTGGGAGTCGCAAGCTCACTGACGACATGGCATTTAAGGAGCTAATGGGTATTGCTGATGTGTATACAACAGTCGAAGACCTTATGACTGATGCCTTGAATAATTGTGGTCTAAGTGAAAAAGAAACACTTCAAGATGTATACTACGAACTGCAAGCTAATGGGTTCATCAAAGGAGGTAACTAACATGTTACATTTAAAGCAAAAAGAATTTGAAGATATGGAAAACTTATGTTACATCTGCAAAGGAAAGCCTCACAAGGAAGTCATTCATTTGATTTTACATTCTGGGGCAATTTCAAGCCAGTACATGCACCTCAGTAAGTTACACAAGTATGACGTTCTTGGAGCCGTGCTTACTGGTCAGTATAAGCTCATAGCGTCCGCAACAGAGATATACGAAAAACATGCAAGCGAAGCAAGGCAACGAGATTTAGTAGGTGGCACTCCAAACGTGGCATGGTCTTTGTCAAGGTTTTACAGTGACTTAAAGGAAAACGGATTTATCAAGGAGGACAACTAAATGATTAAAATCACGAGATCGCAAGAGAAAGCCTTTGATATACTCCTCCAAGGAGTTTCAGACTTAAAGGTCACACTTAAAAATGTAATTCGATACCATGGTCATTGGGAAAGCACCTACAAACACCTCAACGACCTGCCTTTTGAAGACCTTATAGAGTTGATTGTCACCAAAGAGTACGAGGTAGTACGAACCATTGAGGATGTCATTGATGATCATCTCGGTGAAGCATCACGGAAATATCGTGACAATGCAGAGAGAGCTATTTATGATCTAAAGCAAGAATTAAAACAGGAGGGTTTAATCTAATGAAAAAACTTATGATGATTGTTGGTATTACCCTATCAGTATTATTCACAAGTATCGCCACTCCAGCACAAGCCGCATGGGGTGGATGGAGCACATCCGATAAGGGTGTCACTGCAAGGGTTTATGTGGATGCTTACACCTACACAACGAAAGCCACAACGGTTGACTTTAAGGCTGAGAAGAAAGGCTCCAAGAAGTATTACTATAAGGCTGTCATCTATAAGAGCACATCTTCACAGATCGTACCGACCGCTACCTTCACGGGTTCGTTCTCAAGTTCTAGCCCTCTCAAGAAAGCCAAGCTATACGAATTAAGAAAGCATGGATCAGGAGTTTACTTTGTAAGGTTTAAACTCTACAGCAAGTCAAACTATACGGGTCTTGTCGGTCTGTATGACTCACACAACTTTACAATCACGACAGGTGCTTGATGGTGTGGTATCTAATATATTTTCTATCACTGTTTGGGTTAGTATGGGGAATATACGGCTTCCTCACTGAGACAAAAAAGCTAGGTGCAACAATATTTCTTTGCGGTGCTGGTATTTCCTTTATAATCATGATGTTCGTACTATTAATGTAAGCCCCTTTCGAGGGGTTTTTCAAGTTTTTCTAAAAAGGTATTGACGTTGGTCTTACTATGGTATATACTAAAGTCATACCAAAGGAAACGGAGAGATTAAAATGACAAACATTAAAGAAGTCACTATCGAGGAAGCCAAAGCAGTTGCAACAGGAGCTATCAAAAAGATCGACCCAATCAACTTGGAGCACATCCTCAACGAACCAGCAATCGAGTTTCAAATCAAAATGATGGTAAAGTACGCAAAGCAAGAAAAGTACGACATGGTGGAATATACTTTAAAGGATATTGAGAAGATCGCCTCTGAGTATAACGCAAGACGTATCACGCCAAGTAATGTCAAAGTAGGTGACGGAGTAACAATGCACCTTCACAGTGACGCTCATGCAGGTACAGTCATCAAGGTAACAAAAACAACTGTCACGGTTCAACGAGATCAAGCCACACTCGATCCAAACTTCAAACCAAACCATGTTGCTGGAGGATTCGCTGGTCATGCTACAAACAATGATGAGCAAACTTACACTTACGAGAGAAACGAAAAGGGAGACACAATCACATTCCGCTGGAGCAAAAAGTTCAACCAATACATGCATACTCAATCTGGTCGCAAACTAAGCAAAGGACGCAAAGAGTTTTACGATTACAACTTTTAAGAGGCTCCCTCAAGGGGGTCTTTTTTTTATGTATAAAATGTTTGACAAGGGTAACACTATGGTATATACTATAGTCATACCAACTGAAATGGAGTGTTAAGAATGAGAACAGTAAGAAAACTCAATAAGGTAACACCTCAAGGAGAGGTAACGGAAATAACTATAGAGATGTTGACAAATAAGCAAGACGAGTCAATATACCTCATATTTTACTACAATGACTATATTGATTCATCAATACCTTATGAAGTCGAAGAATTCTTTTTGACTCCTGATGATGCTATAGAACACCTCAAAAGCGAAGAGCCTGATGACATCTTTAAAGAGGTTGACATTGATGATATAGGGTATGGAACCTTAATGATCAACGAATCAAACAAAGCTGTATTCTACAGATTCAGAACGGGCTACACTTGGTATGTCAAACACCGTAACGGAAATGTTAGACAACCACATGACCCACACACAACAAATCATGAAACCCTTAGCGAAGCTGTCAGGACTGCTAAAGAGACATACGGCTTATAAACTGAACCCCTCCGAGGGTTCTTTTTTTTGTTCCTGATTGGAATAACGTACAAGTACCACATAGTATACTATATCAAAGACCAGCGCACCCCACACATCAGGAACCACAGAAACCCAGCAGGTTCAACCCTTCAAGTCTATCTCTGGTGGTTCTCGATCCTTTAAACTCTTTACTCCGTAAAGACCAACGAGGTGGCGCACCAAAGGAGGAAACAAAATGATCATTGAGTTGCTCACTTGTTCAGCTTTTGGAGGATTAGCGGCGACAGCATTTCTCAAGAAGAATGCTATTACGAATGACTCTCAAAAGATACACAAGATATTTACCCTGTCAGGATTAAACGTAAAAGACGGTGACCGTGTTCTCACTCCCCAGCTTATCCGTAAGATTGATCATTCATGGGGAACTGAATACAAGTATCGCCTCCCTCTTGGTCGATCCTTCCAAGATTTTGAACAAAAGCAGAATGTCATCCAAGATGGTTTAAACAACCGTAGGAGCCATTTTAAGCCGTCTGATCTCAAGGGGGTATCATTTGATAGGAACTTCATTAAAAGCCTCAGAGAGGTCACCAGAAAGCGTCTGAGTGCCACTAAGGAGGTTGAGCTATCCTTTGACGGACTTCTTTCTCTCAAGGTATACAATGAGGCACTACCCAAACTTGTGGAATATGGTGATAGTGGAAAAGGTTGGTCAGTTCCAATGGGTGTCAACCGAGGTGCTGGCTCAGTGATGCATGACTTTGAGTCAATACCCCATATGGTGATCGGTGGAGCCACTAGGTATGGGAAGTCGAACCTCATTAATGGTATTATAACCAGCTTGACTAGAAATAATCCTGACCATGTTCACTTTCATTTGATTGATCTCAAGGGAGGCATAGAGCTTGGAGCATACGAGAACATGTCTCAGACCTCTTCTGTTGCGTTTGAACCAGAAGAAGCATTAAACACCTTAAGGGGAGCTTATGAAGCAATGAGGGGCATTCAGACATCTCTCAGAGGGTTAGGTAAGAAAAACGTTCAGGAGGCAAACATCAAAGATCGCCACTTTATTATCATTGATGAGGTAGGAGAGCTTAACCCCTCTGAGGCTGTATCTAAAGAGGAGAAGAAAATCAAGGAGGAGTGCCAGAAGTATATGTCTCAGATTGCCCGTCTTGGTGCTGGCTTGGGATTCAGGCAGATTTTAGCCACTCAGTACACCACAGGAGATGTCATTCCCCGACAGTGTAAACAAAATAGTGATGCAAAGGTATGTTTCAGGGTACAAAGTGAGGTAGCCAGCAGGGTCACACTGGACAGCTCTGGAGCCGAGAAGTTACCAGAAGTGAGAGGTCGTGCTCTGTATCAGACAGCAGACAAAAGGCGAACCATTCAAACATACTACATCAAACCTGATCAAATTAAAATCACAATAGATAAACACTATAAGGAAAGGAAGGTTGATCCAATTGAGACTCAGCCAGAGACAAGAAAACATACTGTTATCATTGAAGAAGTTTGACTTTCTCACGAGGGATCACATAAGACACTTGCACCATCTAGGGAGCATCAGGAATAGTAACAAAGTCCTTTTATTACTCAAGCCGTATTTAAACTCTTTTCGTGAGGGTTATGATAGTGTATATTACTTGAGTAAACTCGGAAGGGAATATGTAGGGTGTGACAAGATCAGGAAGAAAAGCTCAAGTGTTAACCACATTTTGGCTCGCAACAGTTTTTATATCCATGCTGGCTGTCCTGCTCAGTGGAAGAACGAGGTTAAGATATCTGATGGGGAAAGTACAATAATCATGGATGCTTGGTTTAAGAGCCAGAACAATTGGAGCGCTCTGGAAGTTGATCTGACCCAACCTATGAGGGAGAACCGCAAGAAGGCAAAAGCATATGAGGGTTTATACCGACGAGGCAGAGTGTCAAAGCAATTGGGTCACTTTCCAGTTGTGACATTCATTACGACCACAGAGTACAGAAGAAAACAACTTAGGGATGCTTGCAAGAACTTTCCTAGTGTGATTTACACCTTAGAGGACATCAAATAGGAGGTTTTCCAAATGAAAACAGAGGTTATTCCGTTCAGGGAGTTTATGGCTGGAAACAATACACAGGTGAAACCCAAGAAAGATCGTGGTATGATTAAGAAGACCTTAACGGCGGCGATCCCTTTTGCAGTTGTAACTAAGGGGGCGTTTGCTCAAGAGGTTCAACAAGCAGGGGTCGGCGAGTATGTTGGCAAAAAGTCAATGGAGCTAATTGCTCATGCGTTTGACCCTTTAATTGATCTTCTTGTTGCTCTCTCGTTGCCTGTCTGCTCGGTTATGCTTGTGGGTGCTTGCTTCATGTTTATGTTTAACTCAGAAAGAGCATGGGGCACTATCATGAAAACTGGCTTGAGTTACATTCTCATCCAGATGTCTCCAATATTCTTAACAATTCTCAAGAACGTTGGAACCGCTGTGACAGGATAATTTAAAAAAGTATGTATAAAAGGTCTAACCTTGGTCATACTATATAGTAACAACAAAAGGAGTGATTTTAAATGAAAAAAGTAAAGTCTGTAGCATTTAACGTATCTGACCCAATGGAGCTGGCTCTGTATGAGTACGCTTTGAGTCATAAATATTTTTCAACTTACGTCAAACGTCTTATCCAGCGTGACTTTGAACAAGGTAAGCGACAAGACATGAGTATATACGAGGAAGCAAGCAAGCTGTATCGAGAAACAGAAAAAGAGGGTCTCTAATGAGAACCCTCCTTGTTTTACTTATAAGCCACGCTTGATCAAAAACTCCTCAAAGTCATCCATCTGGTTAGGGAACTTATGAATGTACTCATATTCCTTGTCAGCTTCCTCAAACTGTGGAGGGAAACTATACGGACGTTGACGGGAATCTACAAAGATGTATTTGTCATCCAAAATAGGGTGATCATATGTACCGCCAAAGAACTTGTTAGAGTTTTTAAGACCAATTAGATAAGCCGCATAGACTTCATTAATAGATTCTTCACCTAGGTACAGAGCAGACAGCATATACTCATGTCTTTCCAGTTCAGTATAAACTATACGGAAATCTCCAGTAACAACTAAAGTGATGATATCATCAATTGTTAAATCGTTGAGGTATTCGAGATCGCCCTCAAAAGAGCCATGCTTGTTAACTGCTTCTGTGATTTTCTTCTGTAAGGGTAGTTCCTCGACGCTTGCCATGAAGGCTCTAAATGCTCTTGCCTGTTTTGATGTAACTTCTAATGCCATAAAATAAATTCCTCCCCCTTTGAGGCTTAACTCTGATCGGATGGACGGTCTTCACAGAGCCAGCCTCGTTGTTTTTTTTTGAATAACGAATGATCAACACTTACAATATTACCACAGTCATATCAACTTTGCAAGACCTATTTTATTAATGGGTCTAAAGTCTTACAACTTTTGCGCCTTCTGGTACAAACCTCAGTGGTCTATCTTCTTTCTCGGTCATAACATTGAAGTAAGAACTGACGAGTTCGCCTCTCTCATGGCAATCTGCAATAAGCATACTCAACAGTTCAGCAGTCATGGTTACATCGTTCAAAGCTCTGTGACCATTAACATACTCGAAGCCGTAAAACTCCATGCAGTTTTTCAAGCTGGCTTTCTCGTTGGGGTGAAGCATTTGGAACATTGAGCGAGTACACAAAAAGGGTGTTGCTTCGATTCCATGCTTATGAGCAAAGCCGAGGTCGAAAGATGCAAAGTGAGCTACTATGATATCATCCCCGATGAAATCTTTCAAGCCCTGCATAGCTATAGCCTCAGATACGCCAAACTTTGCGAGTATGTCCTCAGTAATACCCGTTAGATCAACAATTTTAGGGTCAAGCGTTCTTCCCTCACTGAGTCGTACATACTTGTTGAGCGTACCTAACATGTAGCCATCTGAGCCAAACTTCATGGCTCCAATCTCTGTTACTTGATCCTTCTGAGGGTCAAGACCTGTGGTTTCAAAATCAATAATTGTATACATATTAGTTACCTCCTCGGTTCTTTTTTCTGAGTGGTACAACTTCTTCTATCCTCTCTGCGGAAGTACTAAAACTGCTTTGTTCTGTATAGTCATAAACTTCAAAGGATTTATCACTGCTCTCGACAGCACTAAGGTACTTCAAGTAATCTTCATGGTCAACTACATAGTATTGACCCATAGTATGCTTTAGCACATAAAGATCATGTTTATCCTCTTTTGGCTTCTCTGAAAGGGGAACAATCTCTGTTACATCACTTACTTTTAGCTTTACTCTTGATTGAGTTTGGTAGTCAAATATATTTCTGCATTCACCTTCTACATATGCATCAAGACTCTCCATGATGGTGTCCTTGCCAATTTTGTCAACAGTATAGGTGTTCCAAAGCGTCTTGACCAAGTGCAGTTCGCCCCCATGAGGTGCATCCTCATAGTTGATGTTCTGACTCGGTGTTTTATCTTTGAAGAACTGTGGCAACTTGAATAGTGGCTTGACATAAGTTTTCTTGTCGTTCTCCTCTGCAAGCGTGGCGACTATCTCAGGGTCTACACTGTCAAGTTCTAATGTCAGGTGACCTGTTTGGATCATGTCGTACATAAGCAGAGACAGCGCATTTACTGTTTGCTCCTCTTGGGCTTCATTGTCGAATATGTGACCAGCTTCAAAGAACATTACATGTAGCAACTCGTGTATGAATGTCTGGTATGCTCTGTCATCATTCATGGTTTCAGCTAAGTAAATCTTTGAATCCTTGTATGATGCACAACCGAATACTTCTTGACCAGCTTTCTGATAGATTTCTTCTTCGCTCATAACCTCAATAGTATACTCAACGTTGCGCACTGTGATACTCTTGCCGTCTATGCTTTCAAGATACGTCATTGTGTTACCCCTCTCTATGACCTCAGTCATACTAATTTGTGTGGTGAATCTATCAATATACTATCATGATCATAATATGCATGTCAACACCAAAGTGACACTTATTTTTTAGAGTATATATACCAGATGATTAAAGGGGAAACATGCCTCAAAGCATTGACAAATAAGGATTCGTGACCATCTATACCATATGATTGGCGTTTACTTTTGATAACAATACTAATAGATAAACCAAAAAGGAAAAAATATAGTCAAACCAAGAGTACTAATAAGTACTTAACTCTTTTAGTTATCCTTTTAGGTTTTCTAATAGATAAACATAAAGATAATAATTAGTTGTGTAATAGTTTAACTAATAGGTTATCTATTGAGGTGTAACTCAAATGGAATACAAAAAGATACATAAAGTTAAAAATAAGTTTTACCTAGAAGGTTCATCTGAGGAGTTTAACTCCCTTAGAGATGCAATACTCAGAGCAAAAGAAATAAACAGAGCCAGCAAAAAGCAGTCAACCAATGTGCACCACAAATATTGGAGTCACACCCTCCAAGAAGCATTTAGGTCTAATTGGGAGATTGAACTTGCTGAGATGCTAACCGAGCTAGGCATCACTTATGAGTATGAGCCAGAGAGGTTGTACTTTCCAAGTGGTGAATCTTATTTGCCTGATTTTTGGCTCCCTGACTTTGGATGCTGGATAGAGGTGAAAGGATGGCTTGATCCACTGAGCCAGAAGAGGATAAACCTGTACAGGCAACACTATGGTGACCCATTGCTAATGTGGATGAAAGAGGAGAGGGAACTCTGCAAGGAAAACCCCAAAATGTTACTTAGCTTAATCTTAGGAGCTATCGAAGGAGGATGAGCTAAGTGGAGTTTCTAGCTGGCGTAGCTTTGTTTTATATTCTTTGGTATATAATTCACGAATGTTGACGAGGAGGCTAACTAATGAATAAACTTGAGAAGGCAAAAGAACAAATTGAGGAAATCTTGAAGAATAATGATTTAAGGTTGATCTCTGAGGATGAGTATTGCGGTGTAGTCCTTTTTGACAATAAGACAGGAGAGTTTGAAGATATGGAGTATCACCCTCTAAGCTAGACGGGTGAGTTCAACTAAGGAGGTGCAACATGTTAAGATGTCCAGATTGTCAATCCATTTTAGGTGATGTTAAGCAATCTAAAGAGTTTGACGCTATTGGGGAGCTTCTAGTGAAGATCAAATGTGATCGCTGTAAGGGTTACAAAAGTGTTCCCATAATTGAATATAAAGAGCAAAAATAAGGTGTGTAACTGCTCAATCTAAAAGGGTGAAATTTTCAGGTTTACTTATGGTTTAACCTCAAAAGAAAGAACTTACGAGACAGCCAAAAAGGAAACCTCAAAAGTTGAACTTTATAGTAGAGCAGAGAAAGCAGAACTCAAAAGGAAACCTTTATAAGTGTTGGATTAGCAAGGGTTTAAGCTAAAAAGGTGCTGGCTCAAAGGGTGAATTCTAGGAGGGTTAAAACTGAGAGGTTTTGACTAAAAGGGTTGGCTAATGAGGATCACCCCCACCCCGATGAGGTCGCTTCCCTTGTACCAGACACCAGATGAAATATAGGAGGAATCAAAATGGCTAAACACTGGAAAGATAAAGACTATGCTGAGAAGGAAGAGGTAGAACACATCAGACGTTACATCAGGAAATCAAAGGAAGACCCAGAGGCGGCAGTCAAAGAGTTAAACGATATGAAGTATGACAAGGCTAGAATCAAGAAGTATGAACTCATTAAGGACTTACTCAAGGATGTAGACATCATCTGTGGAGCCAGACTCAAGAATGGTCGCATCTGTAGCAAGCCACCTGTAGAGGGTAGAACCCGCTGTGAGGGTCATGGAGGGCTATCCCCTATGGCAGTAACTGAGGAGGCTAAAGCACGGTCACTGGCTAACCTACACCCTAAAGCACACTTTGTATATGGACTGTATGGAGGGTTCACTATGAGTGAGCCAGAGGACACCTTCTATGTACAGATGATGAACCACTATATACCTGAGCTAGACTTAGACCCTATCAATGTGCTGGCTCTAGACAGGGCACTCAGGAACTTCATACTAAACCAACGTAAGGAACATGCTGATGCTGGTGAGGTTATCAATGGTATACAGTTTGATATAGACTACGATAGTAAGTTCCTCAAGTTCGTGCAGTCTCTTGGTATGGATCGCAAGTTCAACATCTCTAAGGAGCACAAGGACAATGGAGGAAGCATGTCTATCACTGATCTGTTCAACTCAAAGGATTAACTTCCGAGAATATATATTATGTAAACTGAGGGGGAATGATGAAGGAACCGCCGCCGAGAATTACAAGGGCAGGGGGGAGGCACGGAGGGCG